AGCCAGCGCTGCCTTTTTTTCTTGAGCTCGCTTATGACATCAGCGAGGTCGCGGCTCTCGGCCCACGGCGTCTGGTCTTCCGGCTTATCTATCAGCCACCTACGCCGCCCGCCGACAGGGGCGAACATGATTAAGTATCTACCCTTTAATTTAGCGCCGTCAAGAAAAATTTCTACCGCGTGCCTTCTCGCAACGCCCATCTTGTACGTACCTTTGTCAAGGGCGAAAAATTTCGAGAACTTGTTCGCGGTCGACCCCGCTTCGCCCGGCGGCGACACGTACGGCTTGCCAACGCCTACCTCGAGCCACTCCTTCGGTTGCTCCAGCTTCGGCGCGAGCTCGATATTGTCGCCCTCCTTCCAATCGATGAGCTTGTCCAGGTGCTCGAGCCTGCGGTTGTCCTGCGTCCTCCCGAGGAACACCGCCCAACCCCAAAGCCCTTGGCCGTCGCTCAACCGAATGTCTCCGTGTACCGAGTGCCCGGTGTCCTTCATGAGCTGCTCATCGCTGAGCTTCACCTCGTCTTCGTTGAGCCCGCGCCAGTGGTGTTGATACACGAACTCGCCCTCGCCGTCCTTCGGGAACGCCTTTATCCAATCCTTCTCCCAGTGCTCGTAAGCCGCCGCCGCGCGCGTGCCACCTTCCTCACGAGGTTTCAACAACGGCTTCGGCGCCTGCTTTCGAATCTCCTGCCGGAACTGCCGAAGCTTGCGCTGTACCTCACCCGAATCCCCAAAGCGACGCACCGCGCTCGGATGCGGCAACACAAGGTCGACCGTGCCCACTTCCGCAAGCGCACTCTCCGCGGTACGCCCAAGCGCCACGACCTTCTCGGGCTTGTACTTCTCGAGCTCGCCCTTCAACCATTCGCGCCACTCCTTCATCTCCTCGACCGTCGGCTCGCGCGTTCTGCCCTTTTCGTCTTCGAGCAACACCGGTACGACGTTGGTCAATAGCACTTCGGACCTGCGGATACCGAGCGGTTTCAAATACTTTTCGTTAAACACCTCGCCCCCGGGCCCCGCCATGGGCTCGCGTCGCGCCGCTTCTATCCTGCCGGGACTCGCTCCGATGAACGCCACCTTCGCGCCCTTCGGCCCCGCCGTCGGTACCTCGGGACGCAACGCCTTGATGACGTTCGCGGGCAAGTACTCGACCTCGCCTTTGTCGTCGACTTCCTTGACCCGCAACACGAGGTTCTTCGCCGCGCGCTTGACCACGGCGTCCACCGTGTCCGGCTCGCCCTCGTACTCCCCGAGTACCCGTGGAACCCACGCCGTCAAACGCACTCCCTCCGGCCCGATGATTTTGTTCACGGTCTCCGCTTCGATAAGCACGTTGTCCCCAGGCGTAAATTTCCTCCCCGTCGCGAACGTGTCTCCAACCGTGAGCAGCTCGCCGTTGTGCTTCACGCCGTACGTGTAAACCCAAACGCCGCCCTTCGTCCGCTTGCCCTTGATCACCTGCCCTCGAACTGTCGTCGCGTTGTGGAACTTCACCCACTCGTCTCCGGTCGCAAAGTCAAGGCGGTACGGCGAATCGATTTGCTTCGCGACCATACCCTCGGACCCAGGCTCTTTACGTAACTTCTCGGTGATGCGCTCGATGTCGTCGGGCGTCTTCGCCGACACCCCTTCGACTACCTTAAGCACGTCTCCGTCTTTGATTTGCTTGAGCACTTCGAGCCGCGTCCGGAGCGACTTGCCGTGAATGTCCCCCTTCCAGTAAACCACATCGAAGGCGTTCGCTCTCAAGTGCGAATCGTCTGGCTCGGATTTGCTGGCCAAGTACCCGGCAACCGCCTCACGCGGCAAGTGCTTCTTTCCCTCCCACGCTTCTATCTCGACATCGAGCACCGCCTTGTTCGCTGCAATTTTTTTGATGTCCTCTACCAGAGTCGGAAATCGGTCGGTGTTGTCGTCGCCGTCCTCGGAAAAAATACGAACGGTCGACCCCACCTTGTGGATTTGATGCCTGGCTCCGTCGAACTTACGTTGAACAATTGCCGGCAACCACTTGTCCGAGCGCTCGGTGTAGAACTCGACGAGGCGCTCGATGGTCTGCGGCTCTTCGGCGAACGCCGGCCGGGTCGGTTTCGGTTGGTAGAAAAACTCACCCGGCGTCAGCACGCCGTTTTTCTTCGCGCGCTCCGCTTGCGCGCGTTGCTCCGCGCTCGCGGCCCGGGCCTGCTTCTCGATGTCGAGGCTGTCCGCCCACTCTTGCCCAGGGTCTCCACCCCACAGCAGCCACGCTATCCACTGCGCGCTCGGGTTCTTCTCGTTCTCCCAGCCCTCGTCTCTCCGGTCGACCTGCGCGCCGTGCCTCGCGAAGAACGACCGCATGCGCCCGACCGTCTCCGCACTCAAGTCGCGACGGTTGCTCAAGTCACGAGCGCGCGCAACGCCTACCTCCGTCCCGCCGCGATTGAACTTGTCGCGAAGCCGAAGGCCACGGCTCGCCACAAGCGCCGCCGACACCGGAGGTTTGAAGCCCTCGGCTTTGACCACCCGCTCTCTGTCCTCGTACTCGGGAGGACACGTCTCTACCTTGACCACATGAGGCTCGCGTCGTCGCGCAACCAAATCAAACATCGGTATGTAATCGGTGAAGCTCCCCTGCGGTGCGTCCAACAATTGCACCTGCGGCCCGCGCTTGTTCGGCGAGAGGAACCTCCTCAACGCAACCCCGAGGCTCCGGCCGTCCACGCCGTACGTTCCTCTCCCCGCGTCGTACTCCGACCGAATTACCACGTCCACGTCCCCGGGTTTCTCTGCTACCGCCGCACTTCCCGCCACACTTACCCAGTCCCGGCACAGCAGAATCTCGTCGGGTATCTTCTCAAGCCGTGCGCCGATGAACTTCGGCAACTCCCCCTTGACCCCCTTGACCGAATCTTTCCTCGCCTTGTGCGTCGCTTCGAGCTTCTCCACTTCCTTCACAAGCTCGGTGCGCTCTACCTTCCTACCGCGTCGCTCGCGCTCCTGCTTCGTCCACAACGCCGCGTTCACGATGTTCTCGACAGGCTGCCGTCTTCGCTTCGCGTTGCTAAACCATTGATGCAGCCTCAACCAGACCGCATCGAGGTCTTCGTTGCCGAGGTTCTTCAACGCCGCGGGTTTTATCTCGGCGAGCGCGAGCTTCTCGATGACGCTTGGCTCGTCAATACGATGCGCCGCACGCCCTCCCGCTCGCGCCCTCGCCCGCTGCATCAAGGTCGCGTAGAGCCAACCGGGAATGTCCTGCTTGAACTCGTTCAACATTTCTTCGAGATATTCTCTGCTCGCCATTACTCGACCCTTTCAAGCGTCTCTGTACAACCGCAATGCGGATGCGCTGACTCCCCCGGCATGTCTACGGCACCTATGTACGCGCTCTCGTACGGCTCGCCCAACTTCGCCGTCTTGCCGTCCAGCTCCAAACAAATCTCGCAAGGGTTGTCCGGGTTCCCCGTCGGCCCCGCCGTCAACCATCGCCTCCGTACCTCGGGCAGTTTTCCCGAATCCTGCGCTATCTTCCACGCATCATTGCGCCCCTGCGCCTGCGCCGTTATCGTCTCGGTCCTCGCTATCATCTGCGCACGCTTGCCGAGCAGCTCCTCGCGATACGCATCCCCCTGCCGCCGCACCTCGTCCTCGTCGACGCCCGCCGCGCGCAACATCTCTTTTCTGTTCTGTACCGCTTTGCTCCACCTCGGAGTCAACCCAACGTTCGCTTTTATCTCTCCGAAAATTTCCTCAGCTCGCAACCCCCGGGAGAACCCGTCGCTCAGAACGTCGGTCACAACCTCGCGTTGACTCCACGTCAGCCCCTCCTCTATCAAGTGCGTCGCACGTTCCTCCATCCACTTTTTCGAGTAAGGGTTGATAGGTACCATCATCTCCTCGTCCGCTGCCCTTAAGCCTTCGCTAACTGCTTTCTCTATCGTCTCCTCGCCTCCACGGTCTTCGGCAGTCTCCAAACCAAATCGCATCCTCGTCTTGAACTTCGCGTTCATACGCTCCGTTGCGTCGTCGCCCGCCTCCTGCATCACTTGCGCGTACGCGCGCATGATACGCTCGCGGAACTTCTCCCAGACCTCCGACTCCGCCTCCTGCGCCACCGGTACCGCTTCGAGTACCTTGACCGCCGACCGCTCTCTAATCGCGCGCTTCACGTCACGCTCGGCCTTCGGCGTCCACATCGTTTTCAGCGCTTCCAAGAACGCCCTCACGAACTGTCCCTCGTTCTTCCGAGCTATCTTGTACGCCTCCCTCCCCTCGGGCGTTCCAGGGTCGCGACGGTACCACGCCTTGCGCCGGCGCTTCTGTACGCGCACTAAATGGTACTGGTCAACAAACGACAACGGTCACGCGCTCCGCGGCAGAACGTTCCCGCAGCTCGGGCACTTCCTCGGGTTGCCTACGTATCCTTCACCACACGTCGGACAATACCGAACCGGCGGCCGTCTTCCAGGCACCGCCCCCGGTATCACCTTCGCTATCTTCCCCTTCTGCACCTCGCCCTGCCCATCGTCTTCGGGCATCGGCAACCCCGCTACCTCGAGCAACTTGCGCCTCAGCGCCTCGTCACCCTCGGGCAGCATGTTGGTCACCGATAGCGCTTGCAGGTACTGCGCAAGCTCCGCCAAAGGCAAGCTTTCGATGTCGCCGTGTACCATCTTCGGCCAGAGCTCCCGCTTCACTCCGTTCGCCTCCATCAATCGATGGATGCCGAACCGCGTGAACGTCGAAGCGATGTTCTTGAGGTATGCCCCAAGTGCTACACTGAACGTCTCGGTCTGAGAACTCGCAAGCGCCCAACTCCCTACGCTCGCCATGCCGAGCTGCAGGAACTGCGCAAGCACGCTTTGAAAGATGGAGCTCTTGTAGTAGGTCTTGATTTTATCGGTGTCGAACTGCCGGTTCCCTCCACTGGTCATCAGCTTGAACTTGAACTGCGTCGGCTTACCCTCTTCATCGAGCTCGCTCGGAACAATCGCGTACTCGCGTTCATCGCGCTTCACTTGCGCAAGCATCTTTTGTAGGTCGGAGAGCAACGCTTTGTCCTCGGAACTCGCATCCTCGCTCAACATCCGTACCGGTACTTCCATCACCGGCAACCCCGTCAGGTCGCGCTCCACGCCTATCGCCTCTATCTCCGAAATTCTCTTGAGATAGAACCAATCGATGACCGCGTTCCGGTACAGGCTCCGTCCCTGCGGGTTGCCCTTCGTCGTCGTGGTCCGAAACAGAATCGCTTTCTCTATCGGAATGTACGCGGTCTGCGCGCTCGATGGGTGCTGCTGATGCATCCCCCTCAACCCCCCGTCGTCGTCGAACTCCCAGCGGTCTAGCGTGTTCTGCGCACGCAACGCGAACTTGCGCCAACCTACCTTTCCATCGTTGTACGCCGAGCGCTGCGCCGGGTCCTTGCCATCCATTCCTCGCCGCATCTTGTACACGACCTCGAACAGAGACCACCCGTAGGGAAACATACTCAAGACCTCGGAGATGAAATCCTCGAACGTGTGGCTCATGTCGATGACACACGAGCTCACGAACTCCGCTTGCTCTTTCGCCACCTCCCCGGGCTCGCTCGGCTCCACCCTCCATTCGACTTGTTGTACTAACGCCTCGAAGAGATACTGTATCGCGCCGATGGTCGAGCTGTTGTCCTTCATCTCTCGATAGACCTTCGGGCCGAAGTCGCCCCGCAACTTCGCGTGGAACTCCTCGTCTATCAGACCACCAAACTGCTTGAGACCCGAAAACCCCAGCGTCTTGAAATCCAGCTTCGCCATGATGAATAACCCTTCTACGCGCTCGCCCGCGCAAAGTCAGTGGGCCGCGTCCTCGACCCCGTGAGAGGAATTACTATGTTAGAGATTGACCGTCGCGACAATCGAGAAAGCGCTTGTGTCATCGCGTCACATTGATCGTCGTTTTTCGCGTTTGGAAAGCTTACCACCTCTTCGACGAACTCCCTCACCCAAGGCTTGCCCTCGGGTAGATACACGTTGCCAGCTTCGAGCAGCCCCGACACGGCGAGCAGACGCGCCTCCTTGCTTCCTACCGGTCGCACACCTACCACACCGTCGAGCTCGTGCTTGAGCGTCGCGAGCACCGCCTCGCCGTTGGCCGCGCGCTCCACCACCTTGTCACGCGCAAGAGGATGCTTCGAGCTCATCGCGCGAATCGCATCGAGCGTCCCCGGGAAATCGACCTTCGCACGGAACTGGTCGACGAGGTAGAAGTTCGGTTTGGCGTATCCCCATACCTGCCCGACCACGTAGGACGTGCCCACGGTGAACGTGAGGTCCCACGATTGAATGAGTTGAGAACAGCGCGGGAGCTCGCGATACCAACGGAACCACGCGCGCTTGATTGCCCCGCCCTCAGGCGGCGACGGGTGCTGTTGGTACAGACCGTTGAAGAGCTGCGTACCTAGCCCCTCCCCGGGTGCGAGCTTGATGCGCTGTAGGTCGTCGGCGTCAAAACGCTCGGGACAAAGCGCCTCGCCTGGAGCGCGACCGAGCGGGTCGTTGTCTTCGGCGACGGCCGGCAACGCGACATGCTGCCAGTCATCCGCATGCTCGTCCACGAGGTATCCCGTGAGGTCCTCTTCATGCCAGCGCGTCATGACCACCACGATGGAGCCACCGGGCTCTAGACGGGTGTACAAGTCCGCGTTGAACCGCTCGATAATTTTTCGACGCACCGTCGGAGAGTTCGCTTCCTCCCAGTCCTTTACCGGGTCGTCGATGATGATGAGCGAAGCCCCGCGACCGGTAACGCCGCCTTGCGCGCCAGCGGTCTTCATCCCCCCTCCGTCCACCGTCTCCCAATCACTGGTCTCGCGCTTCGCGTCGCTCACGCGGGTGGAGAGTAGCTCGTTGCGCTGGAGCTCGTCACGCACCTTGCGTCCCCAATGCGCGGCGAACGTGTCCGAGTACGACGTGAGAATCACCCGCTGTTCGGGGAACCATTCGAGGAACCACGTCGGGAGCCAGTGAGAGAACGCCTCGCTCTTGCCGTGCCGCGGTGGAGCATTGATGATGATGCGCGCGCCGCCGCGCACGATGGCTGGCTGAATCACCGACAGCAACAAATCGAGCCAACGAAACGGACGCCACTGTCCGCGGGAGGCGGTCTGCGCAAACGTGCTTATATTGAGGCGCCAGCGCTCCTCAACCATCGCTTGCGCGTCGAGCGCGGTGTTCAATTGGGTTTCTCCGCGTTGAGTGCGTTCGCGCGGTCGACCAACTGCCGCGCGGCCTGGAGCGCTTCCTCGTCTCCAAGCAGAGCACGCAACGCCTCGCGCCGGTCGGCGAACGTCACCTCGGTACGTCCCTCGACAATGCGCCGCTCGGTGAAGCTACCGTCGAGCCGACACATGAGCTCGATAGCCTTGAGCCGCTCGAGCTTCTTCGCGCCGGGGTCGGTAGCGATTTCGAACAGGATTTTTTCGCGTGCCCGGATGCCCATGCGGTACGGCGCACCGAGCCTTTCGCGTTCGTTTTCGATGGCCTGTATCAATCGGGGGTGGCGGAGATTTTTCGAGGCGACGGACGAAAGCGCTCTATTGTCGCCGGAGTAGCCCGCGATTTTTGCAGATTTAGTGCCATCGCCGTTGGCCTCGCCGACGAAGGCCTTGACGAATTTGAATTGCCGTTCGGTGAGCCCGGTTTCGTTGGCCGGGGCGCTGCCTGACCCAGTGTTCATAATTCCACGGTAGGTGTGCGAGCACGAAAAAGTCAAGTATGAACACAACGATATAATATATGACAAAAGACAAAGCGTAGCATTTTGATACGTACAATAGACGGGTGTAACAGCGTAACAAGAGCCTGTTACATCTCTCGTTACACTCCCGAGGCAATAGTGGCGGGGCGAAAAGGGCGTTCGTAACGCCGTAACAGGCTCTTATTATCCCCCCGGACATGTGCGCCTACGCGGGCGCACGTCTTCTTTAGACGTTAGACCGCGCACGTCCATCAATCAGATATACTTACAGTCGAGACGACGTGTCGTTATGGGACCTGCGACCGCGGCAACCCCTAGTAAAAAATATACGAAGTATAAAAAGCGTTACGTGTTACGCCTGCGGAGCTTTTTTTGGGGGGGCAAGAGCTTGACAGCTACCCGAGGAGGTGTTACTGCTTTTTTTCAATGGCGCGGAGAACACAGCAGCTCGATTTTTGACGGACACCCTGCGGCGGGGAGTCGCCGACCTCTCCGGTCAGCCGTGCCATTCTCCCCGCCGCAGGGGCCGGCTTTTTTTTGCGGGAGGCTCTTGAGTGAGAAGCTTGGGCTTCACCTACTACGTCACCGTGCATACCAATGAAGGCGAGTTGGTTACTCGTTCATGGTCGACTTGGATTGAAGTTTTAATCAAACATCAAATACGAAAAGACAAGGACGGTCCCGCGCTTGTTTTTGGTTTCATACCCTCTCATCTACCCAGGTCTAAGCGCAACACCCGGCACGCGAACGCTCTTGTACTTGACCTCGACAATGTTTCCGAGGAGATGCTAGGCGAAGTGCTCGAGCGCTTGGCTCCTTATGAGTTCGTGGCTCACTCGACACACTCGCACTTCGAGGCGGTTCAAAAAGGGCTTTGGAAACTTCGCATCATTGCCCCGCTGGCGGAGCCCGTCGCGCAAACGGACTTCCCGAAGGTCTGGAAGGCGTGGAACGAATTCACGTTACATTCGACCGACCCGGCGACTAAAGATATTTCCCGCCTCTACTACCTCCCTTCTTCTCCCGACCCTTCCGCCGTCGTCTACCTCCACAACAAAGGCGAATGGTTGCATGCGGAGAAGCATCTGCCTCTCGAAGCCACTATCCATTCTCTCGCCGATTCCGCGATGTCGGACCTGGAAGGTATTCGACGCGCGCTCAAACGCGCCGAGGGCGTCGAAGAAAAAGACCGTGAGACACTTCGAGCTCTTGCGGAAGGCCGGCCCTTCGCCGAACCCGACAGCGGAGAACGTCACGTCAATATGCGTACGTTGACATGGTGGCTCGCACGCCGCGACTCGATGCTGTCCCGCTTGGACGTAGAGGGGCTCTTCCGCGCGTCCTTGACGGCGATGCAAGAACAGTCGCCGGATGCGCCCACGATGGACGCCACCTGGTCCGCCTACGAAACCGCCGTCGAAAAGCTCGCCGAAACCAGACACCAAAAAGCACTCAAGGCTCAACGAGAAAATACCGAAGGCCCCTACTCCCACGAAGATATGCTCCGCATCGCGGAGAAGCAGTGCTGGAAACCCGAGGAGCTCGCGAGGCGCTGGGTGGTACAAAAAGACGGTGCCGCGTGGTTCCTCGACCACAACGGAGAATACCAAGGTCCGTTCGGACGCGACGACCACCTCATGGCGTGCCTACGGTTTCTCCCACGCACCGAGGCGAGGCTGGTCGAGATAACAAAAAACGGAGTTCGCAACCGACCGCCGGCGACCGTGATAGCGGAAGTCGGAAGCCTCGCTCAAAAAACGGTCTGTGACTTGTCCGCGCAGTTTACGCGCTACGACCCGGAGACGAGCACCTTGTACGAGGCCGTGTCCCCGATACGGCGAGACCTCGTACCGACGTATCACGACACAGTGGACGATTGGCTACGCGCGATAGGCGGAAAGCACTACGAGAAATTGTGCGACTGGCTCGCGGTAGCTCCCGACCTCGACCAGATGCTTTGCGCGATTTACTTCGACGGGCCAAAGGGTGCGGGCAAATCGATGTTTGCTCACGGTGTTGCGGCGCTTTGGTCGGAGACGGCGACTCCCGGTGACATCGAGCTCTTTCTCGGTGCGTTCAACGATACGGTTGCGATGTGCCCCCTTGTGTTCGCTGATGAGGACATGCCGAAGCATCAGACCAGGGACGTAACCGCGAAGTTGAGAGAGGAGCTCGCGACGACCTCGAGAATTCTCAAGAGAAAATTTTTGAAACCGTCGGAGATGCGGGGCGCGATTCGGCTCTGTCTTGCGGCGAACAATGAGCTCTTGATTGCCGTGAAGAAAGCGATGACTCCCAACGACCTTGACGCCTTCGCAGAACGGTTTTTGTACATCCGCATTCCCGACAGCGCTCAGGATTATTTTTCGGAGACGGGAAGGGAGGACATCCGCAACATGCTCACTCGGGGGATAGCTGAGCATGCCCTACACCTACAAGCGACTCGCAAGATACAGAACTCCGGGAGCCGGTTCGCCGTCGGCGGCGACGTGCAAGAAATTCACCAGTTGTTTCTGACGAGCGGGCACTGGAACGGTTTGGTTTGCGAGTGGTTGGTCAAGTACCTCATGAACCCGTTGGCATACAATAACGAGAGCAACAATGCGGGTCTCGTGAGGTGTCTCTCTGACGAGGGAATGTTACTTGCGAACCCGCAAGGGCTCTCCGACAACTGGACCGCGTACATCAAAAGCGGTGTCCCGCCGTCAACTCCCGAGATTGCGACGGCGCTTCGGTCGCTGTCGGTGCCCGTGCGCGCGCAAGACGGCAGCGAGAAGCAGCAGGTGCAAAGACGCTGGCAAGGGCGCCATCACCGATACTCGGTGGTCAATATCAATGCGCTGCTCGCGTGGAGCCGTCGCAGTAATATCGGCGACCCGGCGAGCATGCTGTTCGCGCTCGGTGTCGAGGCGACGGAAGCGCAGCTCGGTCTCGGTGATGGCGACGTGCATGAGGACGGAGATGCGCCCGACAACGTGACATTGATGCGGAGGCGCGCGCCCTCGCGCGTGCGCGAAGACGGCGGGTTAGACTACGGAGACAAGGAGGAAGAGAGATGAGCTCATTTTCTCAGGCAGTTTGGAAGAGCGCGGGCTGTCCCACAGCTCCCGGCCGCGAACCGACTTCTGCCGCTGGAGCATGTGCGGTTTGCGGGGAAACGTGTGACGGAGGCTTGGTCCCCCGCAAGATCGCGCTGCCCGCGAGCTTCGCCAACTACGACATGTTGCGAGGGCCTTCGTCGGCGGGGGTCTGTGTCGCCTGCGCGTGGGCGATGGCGGGACGTCCGCCCGACGGCTTGCGCATGTGGACGGTTGTAGCAGGCAAGGGGGCCGGAGAATGGAGCCGCGAGTACGTTGTCGGCCCGCAGCTCGGGCAAGACGCCGTCGCTATTCACGGCAGCGACCACTCCCAGGTATTGCGGATGTTGCTCGACCCACCCGACGCTGAGTGGGGAGTTGCGCTTGCAGACAGCGGCAAGCTCCATGTCGTTCCGTGGGGTCGGTTGAACGCGACACAAGCACAGTGGACGGTTCGGCTCGAAGCGCTGGATGTCGTGGCGGAGGCCGGAAGATTTCGAGAGGTAGTGAGAGCCGCGGCGAAGTTACTGGCTGCGGGTTTTCTGCGGTCGCACATTGCGGAGTGCGATACCAGCCCTGCGTTGCTCAATAAGTGTGGGGCCGCGGTGTGGCGAGAGAACATCGAGACAATGAAAAAGTACGGCCGGGGGGGAGCAGGAAGACTGGCGTTGTTCTTACTCGGTCAATCGGCAAGGAAAAAAACAAAGGAGGTCTGGAATGAGTGGTGTTGAGAACGACGCTGCTATCACCGACGTTGCGGTGGAATTCGCGGCGGAAATCATGGGAGCGGTCAACAAGGACGTGGTGAAGCCGCGGGACTGGTGGTCGAGATGCCGAGCTGCGCTCGAAGCGGCGGCGTCGGCGTCCGAGACGTGGGCGCAGTTCGTTTCGAGGTTCGGACAGAAGATGCAGATAGAGAGCATTCCCTCCGAGATCGCGACAGACGTGGCATTGCTCGAAGCGCATCTGATAGAAAACAAATGGTGGCCGCGGTTCCGCTATCTCGTGCAACGAGATGCGTTGTACATCTCCGCGATGGCCCAAGTCCGGCGCAAAGAGCGCTTCGGGAAAAAAGCGAAGGGAGAGTGACATGGAATTTTCAACGATAGAAGTACGAGCTAAAGCTCTCGACCCGATTCATCATGGCGCGGGCACGGCCGGGAACACGTCGCTTCTCAGGGTGCAAGAGGTGTTGTTGCCGGATGGTGAAATGGCGAGGGTTCCGTTTGTCAGCGGAAACTCAATCAAGCATCGGCTACGAGAGGCGATGGTCCACCACGCTGTCAACGTGCTGGATGTGCCGGATCACTCGATTTCGACAGCAGTAGTCAACCTGCTCTATTCGGGTGGCGCGTTGACGGCGACAGGGGCGAACGTAGATCTGGCGCTCCATCGGGAATTTCAGCGGCTTTGGCCCGCTCTCGGGTTGTGCGGCTACGCGGCTGGCAACACGATGGTCCAGAGCAAGCTTGCGGTGTCGCACTGGCATCTGGTCTGCTCCGAGAACTTCTGGCGTCTGCCGACCGACCTTGCGGCGCACAAGATGTCCGAGATGAGCGCGGCGGCGTTGAGGAGCAGCGATTTCGGTACGCGAATGTCTGCGGCGACGCGTGCGGGAGTGCGAGGGAAGATCGTCGAAGGTGAAGAGCCTGGGGAGTCGGGACAGATGATTTACGACTTCGAAACCATCTCGGCGGGGGCGCTGCTCTACGGGTCGATTCGCATCACGAACGCGACCGAGATGGAGCGCGCGGCGCTGGCGGCGGGTATCGCGACGTTGCAGGCGAAAGAAAAACACGTCTGGCAGATAGCGGCAAAGACGAGTGTAGGGTTCGGGCGCTGTCGTGTGAAGCTGCGAGGGTTGCCGGTCGCGGACGTGGAAAATTACGAAGAGCATTTGCGGGCGAATCGGGACGCGGCGTTGGCAATTCTCGACAAGGTGATGTGATGGATGTCTTCGAGGTTGTCGCGACGATGGAGGAGCCCGTGTGTGTCGTCAATCCGGTAGTGCATCTCGATGGCGTGCTGGCGTTCGGGGCGTACTTGCAACTGGACGAGGAACGCAGGAGGGCGCTGCCTCCGATATCGTCGGAGTGGGCGGAAGATTTCGAGCTGCCGTTGGCGCGGTGGGAGCAGGAGGCGCGCGTACCGGAGCCGTTCGACGAGCGGTTATGTTCGCGGCCGGGGGTGGTGTGGGGGTGGAAGTGCTCGGCGGCGCGATTCGAGCAGGCGCTAGAGGGCGTCCACGAGGTGCGGAAGAAACCGGCACAAGCGGAGATGCTCAGGTATGCGGATGCAAAAAAGCTGAAGACCGGTGCGGGACCGGTGCGAGCGAGAGACCGGAAGTTCCCGACGGTGTTTGCAAGGGAGATTCGGTGGTGTGTCGAGGGAGACGCAGAGCGGGTGTTGGCGCTGGCTCGGGGTGTACCTGGTATCGGAAAACTCGTCGGTCATGGGATGGGACGCGTGGCGAGTTGGCGTGCGGAGGAAGCGAGAGAAGATTGGAGCATGTGGAGGACGTTGCCGGATGCGGAGTCGCCGTTGTTGTACGGAATCAGGGCACCGTATCATCATCCGTCGCGGCAAGTGTTCGCGAAAGAGCCTGAGGGGCTTTGATGCGTGCATGCTTCGTTGAGGCGTGTGACGATAAAGATGCCGGATCTATCGGCGCGTATTACGTAGCGACGCATGCGAGGCGCGCTGGGCACCAGATCGATTTCAGCCGTACAACACAAAACGGGTACGATGTCGAATTGATTTCCGTGCATCATTGTATGGACTTTCTGCGATTAGCGCACCTGCCGAAGCGAGCGCCTTTGCGGATAGTGGGAGGCCACGCGATGCTGTCAAACCCGCGCCCGGTAATTCCGTTTGCCGATATCGTTTTTCGTGGCGAAGCTGAAAGCTGGATAGGCGGTGCGCTTGATGCCCTGGACGGTGAAAAAGATGCTGCGTGTTTGCAGGGGGTGCCGGGGGTTATCGTGACTAAAAATTGGATTAAGGGGGCTCATCTGCCGGACGTTGTTTTTGAAAGACCGTTGCCTTCAAATCCGCCCTATCTGAATTGGGCGGGGACGAAATCGGCGGCATGGTACTTGGAAATAGCGAGGGGGTGCCCCTTTCGTTGTGCGTTTTGTGAGCTAGGCAACAGCACCCCCTTTCGCATTTATCCCAAAGAACACGTTTTCGAAGCGCTTAAAGGATTAGACACAACCCTTGCACGTAAGATCAACTTGTTCGCGCCGGACGAAACTAGTCACCCTGCTTACACGGAGATATACGAGCACCTGGAACGAAAAGGGTATAGTGCCGCGTTTTCGTCGATGCGTATCGAATCCGTCATGAAGCGCCATCCGAAGCTCAAACCTAATGTACTAATTCGCGTGGGCATCGATGGGCTTTCAGAACGTGTGCGCACGGAAGTCAACAAGCCCATTACGGATGATCAGATAGTAGAGTACTTCAAAGAGTGGACCGAGAGAGGCCATGTCAATTTCAAAACTTTTTTTATCTTTAGTTATCCTGGGGAAACCGAAGCTGATTTCCGAGGCTTCGAGATTTTGATGCGGAGAGTTTTCCAAATCCGATTGCGGAAAAACTGTTCGTTGCGGATCAAATGGACTCCATTTATCCCGCAACCATGCACGCCCCTTGGCTCCAGCCTGCCGCGCTACAATCGAGACATTGCCGCGCGTATCCGCAGGTGGCATGCGTTGCACAAGGAGCCCGTGCGCACCCCGGGATGGTGGGTGACATGTGACGGGATGATGTCTGAGAAAGCGCACGCGCTTCAGTGCCGATTGACGCATGGCGATGAGGAGACGCTGATAGATGCGCGTCCATAACTATCCGCAGGAGGCGCTGACGACTGCCGCGCTCAGCGATTGCCTGGCGGTGCGACGTCTACGCTGGCTCGTGCGTGTGATGCACACCGAGGACCGACGCGTACTGTTTCTCGGAGCGGCGTCGCGGTTGCGGAGGAGAGATGAACTACGGAGATACCACGACATCTGCGGAGAGTTACGGGCGGTCATCGATAGAGCGAGCACTCCGAGCGGCGTGGCGGCTGGTCGAGGCGCGGAGGCCGCTGCTGCTCCACGGCGAGCTGCTGCCGGGGGTGCCACGTCGGACGGTGGACAGGACGGTGGGTCGGCTGCTCCGGGCGGGGTGGCCGGTGGAGGTGAGCTACGACGACGAGGGCAGAGCGTGGGTATCGCTGGGCCGTGGTTTGTGGCGCCGCATGCGGTGAGGCAATACCAGGTGAGAGCGAGGAGACGGTACGGCTACGAGCGGGCATTAGGCGAGCTCGTGGCGATTGCACGGAGGGCGAGGAGGGTGAAGCCCCTGCCCACAGGTGCCGTGCTGTATCGGACGGGACGGCCGGATAGGTGGAGACTCGTAGTCAGGGAGGACGGTCCCGGCCTGCCTCAGCTCGTCACCGTACTCAGAGGACACGACAGCGCAAAATCTGCGGGGTAGTATGACATTGGTGTCATGTTGCTACAAAAGTACGATATTGTTATTGTTTCCGAGGCGTGCTAGTAGATAGCTAGTGATTCTAGGGATTTGCTATGAAATTTTTACGGGGCAGGGTTCGGAAGGTGCCGCGAAATCATTGAGAATTCCGGTCGTAGCAGGCTGGCACGGACGTTGCATTGTTATAGGGCATGGCACGCGGACAAAAAGAGAAGGACTGGCAAGGAATGAATTGGATTCGCCAGTCCTCCCGCCTGGCCGTCTATCTCCGCGACGGCCTGGCGTGCGCCTATTGCGGCGCCGCGGTCGAGGACGGGGCTACCCTGAGCCTCGACCACCTTGTTCCCCGGTCCCGCGGGGGGAACCATCGGGTCACCAATCTGGTGACCTGCTGCAAGCGATGCAACAGCTCACGCGGCAATCGCAGCGTGAGGGCGTTTTGCCGCGCCGTGGCCGAGTACCTCGGCCACGGAATCGTGGCGGGGGAAATAGAGCGCCACGTACGCGCATGTGCGCGGCGCTCGATGACGGCACCGCGCCGCGAGGCGCGGGAACTGATTGCCCGCCGGGGCTCGGTGGCCCGGGTACTGGCGGCGATGTAACAACGGGGCGGCCGACCCCGACCCCGACCACTGGCCGAAACGGGGCTCCAGCCCCGTCGCCGCAGGGTGCCGCCTGCGGCCTGATGAGGCAGGCAAAAAAAGGAGGACAAAATGAAGGCACACGACGTGGGAATCATTTGGGACGGAACAAACGAGGGGTGGTATCTGAGATACTCCACGGACGAGCAGAATGCTCTAGACTCCTCGATGCACATGCCTGACGACGCACACCTGAGCGATGGCGAGCTGTACGCGGCCGCGCTCACGGAGGCGTGCTACTGCGGCATTGAGTTGCCGACCATCGAGGACATCAGCATCGAGCGATAACCCCGACCGGTTTGCGCGGGTTCGACTCCCGCGCGGGGTCCCAAGGCAAACAACGGAGGCAAAAATGTGCAACCCAGCAACATTCCTGATTACGCGGTCCCGTGTGTTGTGGTCTGTTGACCACGACTCGCACGAAGAACTCATTCGAGAGGCCGGGCTCAGCGACGGCCTGCGCGGCGGAGATTTCGTGCGGGCCGAGATTTCCCCGCCCGACAACGACTACTCGCTACCGCTGGGGCAGTGGGTGTATCGCACAGACCAGGACACCGTGCCCGACTGGTACGACGAGCGCGAGGCCGAGATCGCGGCCTGCGCCGAGCTGCCCGCATGGGCAGAGCACCATCTCGTCCGCGATGGCCAGGTCGAGGTGCGCGACGGGCAGAGCCGCGTGCTGCTCGGTGATGCGCGCGCCGAAGTTCACGGCGGCGTGGTGCGGTGCCACGGCGAGTCCCGCGCCGAGGTGCACGGCGGCTGGGTGGGCTGCTTCGGCCAATCCCGCGCCGAGGTGCACGGCGGCGAGGTGCGGTGCCACGGCGAGTCCCGCGCCGAGGTGCACGGCGGCGTGGTGGAGTGCTACGGCGAGTCCCACGCCGAGGTGCACGGCGGCGTGGTGCGGTGCGACGATCAGGCGACAATGGATGACAGGAGGCCCCCCAATGTGTAACGAGGAATTCAACGCGGATTTGCGGGCCTGGATGGCCCGCTACAAGGTGCCCGCGCAGGAGCTCGCGAGGCACCTCGGCATGAGCAGGTACACGCTGCACCGGCGGATGACCGGGGCGAGCGAGTGGCGCGAACTGGAGCGCCGCGAGATTGCGCGCCTGCGGGCGGCGACGGAAACGTGTCGGAGAGTGCCGTGAATATCTCTCCGACGCAGCTCGTCAAGTACCGGCAGTGCGCCCGGAAAATCGGCTACGAGTACGTCGAGGGGATCAAGGCGCCCTCGACGCCGAAGCAGGAGTTCGGCCGCGAGGTACACAAGCACCTCGAGCGCTGGCTGCGTGACGGCGTGCTCCCCGACAAGTCGCCGGCGGGGCTCGTCGCGAAGCAGGGCATCGGACGCTGGTTGCCTCCTCCGGGACCGGAGCTGCTCGTCGAGCACACGTGGTCGATACCGCTCGAGTGCGGCGTCGTGCTCTCCGGGATCGCTGATTGCGTCCAGCCCCCCCGCGGTGGCGAGCTGCCGCTCGTCATCGACCACAAATCGACCTCGGGTCTCAAATGGGCGCTGACTCCCGAACAGCTCAAGACCGACGTACAGTCGCTTTTGTACGCGACGTGGGCGGGGCTCGAGTTCGGCGCGCGCGTGGTAGAGGTGCGCTGGATATACTACTCCGCCAGCAACCCGCGCAACGGAGGCCCGCGCAAGCCCACGGGCGTGAAGCCGGTGGGCGCGTCCATCGTGTTGCCCGACGCTGTGGCGCTCATGAGAGGCGTCCTACGTGACGTGAGGGAGATAGTGAGGATACGTGCCGAGCAGTACAGCGGAGCGCAGCTCCCCCCTTCCCCGGCGTCCTGCGACCTATACGAAGGATGCCAACATAGAGCACGCTGCGGCGACCTCGGGCAGTGGGCGCGAATCGCCGCCAAGATGGACAAAAAATACTGAAAGGAGAGTTGACAAATGGATTTGCTCGAACACCTGAAAGCGAAAGCGGCCGAGACCGCGGAGAAAAAACCAGAACCGACCGAAGAGCTCGGCGGCGACCTGCTCGCGAAGATGGAGAACCCCGAGGCGAAACCCAAGGGCGGCTTCAGCTCCGAGGGCATCGCCGCGCGGATGGAGGGGGGCGACGGCGCGCCTCAATGCGACTGCGGGGCGCACATTGCGGGCGAGTGCCCCGAGTGCGACGGGTCGACGCCGCACAAACTCGGCCCGATGCCCGAGCCTCCGCCCGGAGACGGGGACAGACCGCAACAAAAGTCTCAGGACGGTACGAGAGAGGTTTGTCCGACGTGCGGAAAAGCGTTCAAGCACCTGGCGAAACACAAGTGCAAGGGTGCGGCACCGCAGGAGAAGCGCGAGACGCCCGCTCTGAACCCGCCGCCGGCGGTAGAGGTGTCAAGAGAGCCGGAGAAAAAGGAGGCGTCTGAGGAGCCTCCTGCGGAGCCGGAAGGAGCGAAGGGTTACGTGCTTCTCATCGATGCTCTATACGAGGCGGTCGAGGAGGATGTTGACATCGTGTACCTCGGGGAGCTGGTCGCGCCGTTGTGCTTGGAAGTCGCTCAGGAAAACCGCGTTGCCCACTGGCAGCTCGTCGAGTACGCCCGCGGCCCGGGGTTCTTGTCGGTGAAGCTGGAGCGGTACCTGGTCGAGACCGGGGTCGACGGCGCGGTGTACCTGGACTCGATGACCCCCGAGGGGAAGGCGTGCAAGGAGACATTGCGCCGGCACGCGCGCGCCGTGATTCAGGGAGTGCGGTGATGGGTCCCGAAGAAGTCATGACCATCAACCCTCTAGGAAACAAAGGGGTAATAACCGCCGACGACCTGCAAGTCAGTCTTGATGAGTGGTTCGAGAAAAAGATACGCGAACACCTGCCACTCGGCGTTATCATGCAACTCTCTGTAGTCACAACGAGTCCCGGTTGCGGAAAGGCGCTCGTGTACGTGGAAGAGTTAAGTGGCTGGAGACGCAAGGTCGCGGTCGGTTTGCTTCAGTGGTTGGAGCTGTTGAAGAAAGACTACAAGCGGCAGTACGGACGATGAAACACCCGCTCGAAGAAAGGCGCGACCGTGAGGACACTTGCGCGACGGTCCTGATATGTGCGGTATGGTTCGTGATGCTTGTGGTCTGCGTCGTCGTCACTCGATGCATGGGAGGATGAAAAATGGAGCAGGAAAACGAGCGGCTGAAAGAACGAGAGCGACTCGTCGGTAAGGTATCGCGCAATCCTAGCCGAGACCCCCGAGCGCGGGCACTGGACGCGGGAGCCACCAAAGGAGGGAGACGATGAGTAGAAATCTACGTTGTGAGATTTGCAACCGGTGCCGCCTGCCGCTCAAATTTGGGGTAGATGGCGTCTGCCCGGATTGTGGCACGGCGTTGTGCTGGGATTGTTGGCAAGAACACAAGACAAGATGTGCGTCCCAACTCGAGCGACTACCCGAGCCGCCGAAGGAAAAACCCCGATGCCCGACAACGGACTGAAAGCGATGCTAGCGCAGCTCGAACGCCAGCTTGCCGAAACCGCCGCCGAACGCGACGGATTGCGGGAGGACCTTGTACGTCTCGTTGAAGAGCGCGAGCAAGCGTGCCGGCGCGCGGACTTGCTGCAAGCCGAAGCCGCTCGCCTCGAAGACCAGGCCGAGAAAATGCGCGAGATACTCGACCTCGAACGCGACGAGCTCGAAGCTCGCTTGGAAAAACTACAAGCCGCTAGAAAATGAGCCTTCTCGAATCACTCATGAACCGCGTCGGAGATACTAAGGTCCCGAGGTACGCCCGCGAAACCGTCGGCTACCGGTCGCTTGTACAACGCACCTCGGAGCTCGCGCGCATCGAAGCGCTACCGCGCCGCGAATGGAGAGACACCGACTACACGACGATAATCAACGACGCGCTCGCCGTAGGCTCTCTTCGCCTATGGCCGATTCAGTGCGCGGCGCTTGCCGAGATTGCGCTTCATCGAGGCGCGTTCCTTCCTATCGGCGTCGGGCAGGGCAAGGCGTTCATCTCGTTACTTGCGCCCGTGGTTCTCGAAGCCGAGCGGCCGGTGCTGTTTGTCCCGGCCGCGCTCCGAGACCAGACCCGCGCGCACGTTCTTCCGCTCGCTCGAAAGCACTTCAAGCTTCACCCGCGCTTGCGGGTTATCGGATACTCCGAGCTCTCGCTTGCCAAGAACGCCGAGATGCTCGAACGGTTGCAGCCCGATGTCATCGTGTTGGACGAGTGCCATGAAGTAAAGGCAAAGACGGCCGGACGCACTAGGCGTCTCGTGAGGTACTTTCGCGAGCATCCGGAGACGGTCTGCGTTGCGATGAGCGGCACGGTGTCGAACCGTTCGCTCAAAGACTTTGCTCACATCTTGCAGTGGTGTCTCGAGGACCGGACTCCGTTGCCGAGGTCGTGGCGAGAGCTGAGCGTTTGGGCCGACGCGATAGACGAGGGCGTGGAAGACGACGCCCGCGCGGCACCGGGGGCCTTGTCGGTGTTCTGCCGCGACGGAGAGAACGTGCGGCAAGGATTCCGCCGACGGTTGGTCGAGACCCCGGCCGTGGTTGCGTCCAGGGAAGACGACCTCGGGGTGTCGCTGAGAATCCAAAGATATGAAATGTACGTGCCCGAGAACGTTCGCGCGGCGCTGTCGAAGTTGAGGGACACGTGGGAGACCCCGAACGGCGACATCGTGACCGAAGCGGTAGACCTCTGGCGGCACGCGCGCGAGCTGGCGCTTGGATTTTGGTATCGGTGGGAGCCTCCTGCGCCTCGGGAATGGATGGACGCGCGGCGCGAGTGGAAGCGGTACGTGCGTGAGACGTTGAAGAACAATCGACGCGGGCTCGATACCGAACTCCAGGTGTGGAATGAGTGCGCGCGAGAAGGTACGTCGAAGGTCTGGAAAGATTGGCGCGACATCAAAGACGCCTTCAAGCCGAAGTCGATTGCCGAGTGGGTCAGCTACTTCGCGTTGAAATACTGCTCCGACTGGTTGCGAGAGGGAGGGATCGTCTGGACCGAGCATGTCGCGTTCGGCGAAGAGCTGGCGAAGCGTACTCCGTACACGTACTTTGGCGCGGGAGATTCGCGGATACTCGACACGACCGACCGCGCAATTATCGCCTCGATGTCGGCGCACGGGCAAGGCAAGAACTTGCAGAGGTGGAATCGGAACCTGATTACCGCGCCGCCGTCGTCGGGCAAGGTCTGGGAGCAGTTGATTGGGCGCACACATCGACAGGGACAGGAGGCGGACGAGGTGCCGGTGGACGTGATGCTCCACGCTCCGGAGCTCGAAGCGGCGTTTGCTCAAGCGCGGGCCGATGCGGTGTACCTGGAAGACGCGCTTGGTAATAGACAGAAACTCAACTACGCGGATGTCGTAGTGTAAAGGAGGAAGAAGATGCATGAGACTAGCGCATCGGGGTTGGTACACAAGAAAATGTTTGATCAAGTAAAAGCCGAGCGCGATTCCCTACTCGACGAGGTAGAGCGGCTAACTGCAAGCATAGAACGTCAGGATGTAGTGTGGGAAGAGAGATTGCGCGTTGCCACACAAACAGCAAACGCCCGTGCGCTTGCCTTTGGGGAGCAGGCCCACAAGATAGCCGAAAAAGCAGCGGCCGGAATTCCTGCGCCTGTCATCAATCTGCATGGCGAGGATGCTGTCAACGCTGCGAAAACTCTGAGCGCCCGCGCGGAGTCGTACAAAGCGAAGCTTGATCGGGTGCGGAGCATCATCGAGAAGCGCGCAATACCGGTCAAAGGGTTGTATCCCGGCTGTGTTGGTTGTGATCAATTGGATTTTTGCAACGGCGAAGCAATCCGCGCCATCCTAGCCGACGCACCCGAGCGCGGGCACTGGACGCGGGAGCCACCGGAGGAGAACGGCGGCGGCCGATGACCGACCTTGAGCTCATACGTCTCTGGCATTCGTTCCCGCACTCACCCCGGCAGTGCCGGAGCTACCACATACCGACCGATACCCGGTGCGAAATCTATCCGACCCGCAGTACCTCCGAGGGCGTGTACTGCTATTACCACTGGACGCGGTTGCCGAAGTGCGAGGAGTGCGGCCGGCCCGCTTCGGCGCGTCTGAGAAAAAAACGTATGTGCCGGCGCTGCATTGTTGGCGAGGACACGCCGGAAGTTTTCGAAGTGCAGCATCAATCAGCGTTGGGCTGGATTCAGCCCGGAAGGAGAAACCGTCATGACTCCCGTTCAACTCGCGATAGAAGCCGTCGCGGGAATGATCCGCGCGCTGGCGGAGTGGAGAAGAAGAAAACGCGAAGCCCGCTTCAAACGAAAGCGGGAGAAGGCGATGAAAGAGATTGAGGTCGCGCTCAAGCGACGCGAAGCGAAACTGCGAGAGCTGAGAAACGAGCGACGGCGCGCCGAAAACCTCGAACGGTTGCGCGAGCGCGTAGGCCCCGCGCGTCCGCTTGACGGCAATCCCTACGACGGAGACCCGTCATGAAATGGATGGTAGCGATGCTCCAAGACGACAGCGGATTGCTCGACCGGAAGCGCGTTCAGGAGCTCGTGGTCTGGGACGATACCGAAGTCATCAAGGTCAAGAGCAAGCAAGGCGAAGTTTTGATAAAGCTCGTGAGGTCGGATTTGTTCTTGACAGATTTTGCCAAATCAGATAAACAGGGCAGATAAACCAAGCGCGCTTTCGAGCGCCAAGCGCCGCACGGCGGCGGAGAGGGAAACGAAAATGAACAAACCAAACTGGCCATTCCCAAATCAAAGTGAAGACCCCCACGTGAGCATGCCGCAAGGGCAGGCACCCTACCCCGCGCAACCTTCGCAGGGAGGCGGCCGCGACCCCTTCCAGCGCACCGCCGAAGCCGACCCCAACCAGAGGAGCGTATACCCGGTGCCGGGGGTGTACCCCGCACTCATGGCCGACTCGCTCAAAATGATTCAGAGCCGCAAGGGCGAAGACCTGTTCGTCGCGGAGCTGGAGATACTCGACTCGCAGGTCGACGACCGCCCCGCCGGAACTCGGATGTCGTGGATTGTGAACTACAAGCACGACTCAGCACCCGGCAACGTCAAGGCGTTTTTCTGCGCGCTGATGAGCACGACCGAGGACCAGGTGACGGCCGATGCGCTTCGGTATGCCTGCGGAGTTCAGAACCCCTGTCAAGGGCGTCTTGTGAGACTCGAAGCGAGCAACACCAAGACGAGAGCGGGAGGGGACTTCACGCTTTGCAACTGGCAGGTGATACCCGAGAACATGCAGGCGCAGGCGGGCGAGCTGCGCAAGCGCGCCGGGTTCGGCGCGGACATTCCGTTCTAGGAGGTACAAATGAAAATCAGAGGAACATTCAAGTGCGAAGTGCTCGGGACGGCAAGCGTCGACCCCGAGCTTCACGAGAAATTCATCGCAAGCAAGACCGCCGACAAAGAGAAGGTCAAAGAGGAACTGTCCGCGCTGCCGACCGAAGAAGCCATCGAGAACGCCGTGACCTGTTTTCCGCGTGGAGAAGAGGGTACGGACGGGCCGATTATGTTCGACTACCAGTTCAAGGGGTTTCTCAAAGAGGCCCTCGGTGTGCTGGTCGAGACGCAGAAGCGCGAGCTGAAGGGGCAGGGTGGAGGCAAGCTGTTGGTCAGTAAGTACACCCACAAAAAAGTCGTCGACAACTACGTGTTCGTGTTTCCGCGAGAGATTCCCTTGGTGCTGCCCGAGGGCAAGGGAATCACGAAATGCACGCGGCCGTTGCGCGCGCAAACCATGCGGGGTGAGCGCGTGGCCCTGGCCACGTCCGAGCAGCTCCCGAGGGGCACGACGTTCGAACTGGAAATCAGACTCTTGCAAGAGTGCCTGGCTCCGTTGGTTGTTGAGTGTCTGAACTACGGCGCGCTCAAGGGGCTCGGCCAGTGGCGGAACAGTGGTAAGGGTAGGTTTGAATGGGAAGAGATTTTGTAGACGCGCGAAGGCTGGGCTTCGCAAGGCGACGTGTCGTTTCGCAAGGGCGAAGGCGGCGCTCTGCAGGGCGACGCGCTGTTTCGCACGGGCGAAGGTCTGCGCGGCAGAGGCGGCGCTACGTGTCGAATCGCACGGCCCAGCAACGGCGACGAGGGGCGAGGTGGAGTCCGGCTATGCTTCGCAAAGACCTCGGAGTAATCCGAGGTGCTGAGTTCTAAAACGAAAGGAGGGTCTTTCGCGGGTAACAGTTCCAAGGCCGGGGACCGGTCCCGGCCGATGGGCGCGGCCGTCACGGCATGGAGCGGTCAGAAATTTTCTAAATTGTCGAAGAGCTGACCGCCAGGGTTCGAATCCCGACGCGCCCCCAAGGAGGAGTCGCTTGAAGCCCGTTCTCGTCATCGACACCGAGACGCACTTGTTCTCCCCTGGGAACATGGCGCCCAAAATCGTCTGCGCGTCGTACGCGTTCGGCGACCAGTCCGGTCTCCTGGTGACACCCGGACAAATCGAAAACCTGTTCCGCGATGCTCTCACCGAAGCGAAGAACGGGACGCTTCTCATTGTGGGACATTACGTCGCTTATGACATGGCGTGCGTCTGCGCCAACTTCCCTGCGCTGCTCCCTCTCGTGTTCGAGGCATACGATGCGGACGGTATCACCGACACGGCGAACCGTGAGCGACTACTCGACATCGCCGAAGGGACGTTTCGGATTGCCGTCTCCGCCGATGGCGACACAACAAAAACAGAGTACTCACTTGCCGACTGCGTCAAGTACAAATTCGGCGAGCATCTGGAAAAGGAAAATACGTGGAGGCTACGATACGCCGAGCTCGACGGCGTGCCTCTCGACCAATGGCCCGAGGAGGCCAAGAGCTACGCCATCAAAGACGCGACCTCGTGCTACCGGCTCTACCTCGCACAAGAGGAGAACAAGCGACGGCTGAACTACTACACTCCGACCGAGTTCGAAGAGTCGCGCGCGGACTTCGCGCTCAAGCTCATGACAAACCACGGCATCATCACCGACCAACCGCGCGTGCTTTCGTTTTGGAACGAAACGGTCGAGAGGATGGACGTACTCGCCGACCAACTTGTCGGATGCGGACTCGCTCGGCTGAACAAGAAAGGCAAGCAAACCACCTTGTTCAAAATCGACACGGTCGAGACCGACCGCGCGGAGCTGCCGGAAATCTCTCAAGACCTGAAACGCACCCGCCAGCTCGTGAAGGACACGTTCCCCGGCGACCCTCCGTTGACTCCGAAAGGTTCTATCTCGACCGCCGCCGAAGTGCTGAACCGGTGTCGGTCGAAAGACCTCCGCGCTTTGGTCGAGTACAAGGGTCACGAGAAAAACACCTCGACGTTTTTGTCAAAGCTCTTCCGCCCTCTCGTCCATGCCGACTTCCGAGGCATCGGCGCGGCGTCTGACCGGACGTCATGCTCGAAGCCAAATTTGCAGCAGCTCCCACGTGCGCCGGGGTTTCGCGAGTGTTTTGTGCCTCGACCGGGGAACGTGTTCTGCGCGTGCGACTTCGATACTCAAGAGATGCGGACGCTCGCGCAGTCGTGTCTCGACATCTGCGGTCGGTCGAAGTTGGCGGAGCGCTATCAAGCGGACGCATGGTTCGACCCTCACCTAGAATTCGCGGCGGGGCTTCTGGGGCTCGACGTTGCCGCCGCGAAGGCGCGCAAGGAAGTGGGGGACAAAGAGGTCAAGAACATGCGGCAGGCGGCTAAGGCCGCGAACTTCGGCTATCCCGGAGGGCTCGGACCGAACGGGTTCGTGAAGTACGCTTGCAACTCTTGGGGCCTCAAGATGTCAGAGCTTCGGGCAAAGGAACTGAAGGACGCATGGATGCATCAATGGCCCGAGATGTTCACGTACTTCGAGCATGTGAGGAACATTGTCGGGTGGAAGCGGGAGTCGCTCGGAACGATTCAGATTCCTCAGTCCGGTTTCGTGCGGGGAGCGGTCAAGTACACCGACGCGTGCAACTCGTATTTTCAGACGTTGGCCGCGCACTGCTCGAAGCGGGCGTTGTGGGAAGTGACGAAGCGCTGTTTCGTGGAGGAGACTTCGGCACTGTACGGGTCGAGACCCGTGTGGTTTGTGCATGACGAAGTGGGGCTCGAAGTACCGGAAGAGCGGGGGTGGTTAGCGGCGATTGAAATGCCGGTGATTATGGTTGAAGCGATGAATGTGTACACGCCGCAGGTACCTAGCAACGCAAGCGCGGTGCTGATGGAGAGATGGTCAAAAGCGGCGGAAGCCGTGAAAGACGAGAAAGGGAGGTTGGTACCGTGGAGAGAAAAAACGAACTGCTAGAAGCCGTGGCATGCCATCGTTGCGGCGAGAGAATCGAAGAGGTCGAAATGCCCTACACGAAGGAACGCCTCTGCAAACCCTGCTTCCGTAGAGGGCTTTACTGGCGGCCGGGCGCGCCTCCTTTGGGAAACTTTGTGCAATATCCGGGATTCTTTCGTCTCGAATGCGGCACCAAAGCAGTTGCCCCCAGTCTCTCAAAGACATGGTGGCAAGCAGGTTGTGACCCCTATCGCGATGGAGAACCTACGTATGGAAGGAGTGGTTAACGTGAACAAGGAGAACATATTTCAGGAATTGCTAAGACATATCGAAGGACATCAATGTGACCACAAAACACCGCTCAGAGCTCACTTGGCATGGGAGTCTCTGTGTGCTGGATATGGACAAAATCCTGATGACTTTTTTGAGACAATGCCAGCGGAGGGAAATCAGACTATAGAAATTTCGGATCTCACTTTCTGCTCGATCTGTGAACACCATCTTCTCCCCTTCTGGGGTATAGCATCGATTTCCTACAAACCACAGAAATTGATTCTGGGGTTGAGCAAGGCTGGCAGAGTTCTTGAAGTATTTGCGCGACGCATCCAGATACAGGAGCGAATCAACCAGCAAGTAGCTGAATATCTCTTTGAAAAGTTATCTCCGAAATGGGTCGAAGTTGTGACTGAGGCATTCCATCTATGCATGAGCTCCCGCGGAGTAATGCAAGTGTCGGCAAAAACAAAAGTGATTCAAAGAATAGCAAGAATAGCAAAATGATAGCTTACGCTTCTCGCACGGGAACAAAACGCAATTTGGCTGCATTGAAAGCGGCTGGATGGCGGTTGCTTGTGTCTGCCGCTGGCGTTTTGAGGACGGAAGGATTTAGATATGCATTAGACAATGGGGCATGGTCCGCATATACGCAGGGCCGTCCATTCGATGAACGACTGTTTGTTACAGCTCTACGGAGACTTGGGTCCGGAAGTGACTGGACCGTTTTGCCAGATATTGTCGCGGGAGGTCTTGCTTCGCTAGAGATGTCGTTGCGATGGATGCGGCAAGTACTGGACGAATCCGAACGAGCATTATTGGCTGTTCAAGATGGCATGACACCAGAAGACATCAGGCCTTTTATTGGCCCACGTGTCGGGATATTCGTTGGTGGTTCTACTGAGTGGAAATTGGGCACCTTGTCGGATTGGTGTGCTTTGGGACGCGAGAAAGAATGCTGGGTTCATGTGGGGCGCGTGAATACAGTCAGACGTATTTTCTGCTGTTCAATGTATGGTGTTACAAGTTTTGACGGAACGAGCGCGTCGCGGTACGCACTAACTCTTCCGAAACTAGACGCCGCAAATAGGCAGCTCCCATTAGTTTTTGAGGGATTGAAATGAAAACGGGAGGTTGGTACCGTGGAAGGAATCCTGATAGCCGTCGACCCCGGCCGCGTGCTCGGCGTCGCCGTGTTCCGCAACTCGATATTGTTAGACGTGGGGCTGTTGTCCGCGCCGACAATTCGCGAGCTTCACTACGGTCTGTTTCAGTTGCTCGAAGCCCACAAGCCGAACCAAGGTATCGTGGAGGTTCCGCAGGTGTATCAGCAACGACGCTGGAAGGGCGACCCGAACGACCTTATCGATGTGGCCGTTATCGCGGGTGTCGCGGGCGCCGCGCTCGCTCCGTTCTGCGAGACGTTGTTCATCAAGCCCCACGTCTGGAAAGGGTCACGACCGAAGGCGGTTGACAACGAGTACACGCTATCGAAGCTCACCGAGATGGAGCGCGAGATAGTGGACGGCGCGGGGCTGACGAAGACCAAAAGCCACAACGCCATCGACGCCATCGGTATCGGGCTATGGGCGTTGGAGAGGAGATAGAGATGTTGAGAGAAGAAGACCTCGACAAGCTCGTGAAGTATCTGGACCGGCCCCGGTCGGTCGAAGAAGTCATGGAAGAGTTTGAAATCTCCGAGAGGTCGGCGTACCGATACTTCAAGGTGCTCGAAGACCTAGGTAACCGCGTCGCAAGGTTCGGCACCTGCCCGACCCGATACCAGGTGATCCAGTGATTGAACCCTACTATGCCGAAAAGGACATCGTCATTTTTCACGGTGATTGTCGCGATGTGTTGCCGGAACTTGAGCCGGTTGACTGTGTGATCACGGACCCGCCTTATGGAATGAACTGCGACACAGATAATAGCCGGTTTACAAACAGAAAAGGCAGCCAAGATTCCCCCGGCGTTGGCGCGGGCGTACCGATAGTTGGCGATGACAGACCCTTTGACCCGTCGCCTTGGCTCGAATATCCGCGCGTGGTGCTCTTTGGCTGCAATCACTTCGCGGCACGTCTGCCCGTTGGGTCTACACTCGTATGGATAAAGCGGTTTGATCCCGCGTTCGGCTCGTTCCTGTCGGACGCGGAATTAGCATGGATGAAAGGCGGGCACGGTGTCTACTGTTTCCGCGACTTGTCCATGAATGGCGAGGCCAGGCACCGCAAACACCCGACACAAAAGCCGCTGCCCTTGATGCTATGGTGCATTGAAAAGGCGGGCGGCGACGGAACAATCCTCGATCCATTCATGGGCAGCGGCACCACGCTAGTCGCTGCGAAGGAATTAGGCCGCCGCGCTATTGGGATCGAGATCGAAGAGAAATACTGCGAGATCGCAGTCAAGCGTTTGGCGCAGGAGGTGTTGCCGCTATGAACCTCGGTCTACTGCTCATCTCGAAGCGGGTACTCATGCGGATGTACGCTTCAGAAAAATTCGCGTGCGAGGTAGGCCGCGCGCTACGGCAGCACGGACTTGACCAGGCTCCCCGAGCGGCGGCGCTGAAACACGGGGTTCGGCTTGTATCTCAGTTCGCGGAGTTCGGGGTGGTGACACTTCACGACAAGAACGGCAACCCGAGAACGTCCGTCGTGCTCGATGACGAAGGATGCTTTTCGTGATCAAAAAAAGGAGAACCTAAAATGAACATGCCCAAAGACATCGACGTTCAAGCGGCCGCGCAGCCCGCCGCCGAAGAGGCGTCGCAGGTCTCGAGCGAGTGCCTCAAGTTCGAGGTCAACTCGAACAAGGCGCTCGAAACCGCCGTGGTCTGGATTGCGATGATAAAGAACCACTCGAAGGTACTCGAAGAAAAACGCAAGAGCTTCACCGCTCCGCTTCGCGAAGCCCTCGACCGTATCAACGCTTTCTTCAAACCAGCTTCCGAAGCACTCGCTCTTGCCGAGATGACGCTCAAGAACAAGGTCTCGAAGTACTCCATCGACGCGGCGGTCGAACGCGACAAGGTGCTCGCCGCTGTCGACCCGAACGACGGTATCGACGCGAAGCAAGCCGCGCTCGTCAAGGCCGACTCGCTACAGGTGCCGAAGTTCCCGGGGTTCTCACTGCGCGAAACCTGGCAGGGCAAGGTCACTGACAACCGAGCCCTCGTCAAGTGGGCGGTCGAGAACGGCCGTCTCGACCTGCTTGTCGCCGAACACAAGCCTCTCATCGCGCAAGCCAAGAAAGACGACCGGGACCCTGGCGTTCCCGGGTTCAAAGCGTCGAAAGTCAGAACGGTTGTCATCACCCCTCAGAAAGTGGTATTGTCCTGAAAACCTTCTCTCTTCTTCCTCCCTCCGCCCGCGAGGAGATCCCCTCTGTTCTTCTCGCGGGCGGCGCTCCCCCCTCAAACTTGCGGCGCTCGCTTTGGTCGAGTACAATCGGAGCAGCTACACAAGCCCGTATCAGGGCAACCAATCCAAACAAAGGAGGACCGTTTTGCGAAACAACTACAAGATTTATTGGGAGACCATCTTGACGCTGATGGCGTTCGTGTTCGCAACCATGTTGCTCTACTACTCTTGCTCGGAATCCCGAGCCGAAGCGAGCGAAACGCCGAACCCGGTAGAGCGCGCTATACTTCACGTCGTGACGGTTGGCTTGCCGAAGCACAAAATCAGCCCGTGTCCCGCGCACCCTATCGCCCACAACAAATACACCCGCCTCGAACTAGTCGCCGCCATTGAAGACGCCAGCTCAGCTTACCGAATCGACCCTTACTTTCTCGTGGCGATAGGCTTTCGCGAGAATCGCTTCTTGCCCGAAGAGGAAGGCGCGCTTGGCGAGCGCGGAGTTTTCCAGATGATTCCCGCAGTAGCGAAGCGCGTTCGAACCGAAATGGATAATCGCTGCACACTGGACACCGTAAGAGGGTCGGCCTTTTGTACTGCCGCTTGGCTTGACCACTGGCGCTCGAAGTGTAACGGATGCTTGAAGGGCGCATTCGTTGTCTATGCCTCCGGTCAACGAGTCTGCAAGCCTTACTCAAAAAAGTTACGATGGATGGTTCAAGACCGGTTCGGAATCGCGAAAAGACTCAGGCAGGTGACAGCTCCGTCCACGGAAGTCCTGCAAGCTCGGCTTTGATTTGAAGCTCGGACATGAGCGGAAACCGATACCGAAGGTGATTCTTCACCGCGCGCCCTCGCATCTTCTTTATCCACTTCGGCCAAAGCTCCGAACCCGGGGCAACGAGCCAATACCCTCCCATCGTTCCCGCTTCGCCCCGGAACCTCACAACGTAGGGATTCCAAGCAGCATGGCCGGCCGTCTTGTGCGCGTCGACCTGGCAACGGTTCTTTCCCCAGCTCGCGAGGTCGTCGCGTAGCAGGTCCGCGAAACCGCCGTCCGTCCCCGGCCCGACGTTCGCGTGGTCGCGGTCTCGTACGTCATTCTCCGCCGCGAGACAGGCGTACAGAATCACGCGCACGTCTTCCGCGCAACTCACCGCCAGTCTCGCCGCCAGTTCGTACAGGTCCGACCGACGAAACCCGAACTGAATACCGTCCGGCCAACCGTGACCGAACATTGAGACAGTCCAGAGGCTCGTTGCGGTTCGCCGTGTAGATGTGTTCGAGCGTTCGCTTGCGCCTGACCAACCGTGGCACGCCGGCGAGAGTCATCCCGACACACCGCTCCGCCGGGACGTTGTGAGTTCGAGCGAACGCGCGGGCCTCGGGGATGAACGCCCCGGTCGCGTCCGATTTGCCAGGAGAGTTTTTTTCGCTGTAGAGAACGAGGGTGTTCATTTCTTTTTTTTCTTCTTGGACTTCGCCTCGTCCAACTCCGACACCTCGGACTCGACCGGCGGGTCGAGTATCTCCCAGACCTTCATCACGAGCACCGTGTTTGTGTAGCCGTCTCCGACCATCTCTTTGAGCTTGCTCACTTCGTCGGCGTCCAATCCCACCTCGTCGTTCTCGTAAATGCGCTCCGCGAGCTTGCCAAACTTCATCTTCTGCTTCGGCGTGAAGTTCTTTTCCACGTCCACATTCGCGAGCGTGTTGATGAGGATGTCTCGCAGGGTCTGGAGCTGTCCGCGCTCGTCCTTGAACGGTGTCCCACTGAGAGAGAGCGGGCTTTGAGTGACGTCTATCTTGACCATCGGCTTGTTCCTCCTGTGCTGTCTTTTGAGTTTTCGGGAGTACCTTCCCATGATTCGGAAAGGTAGCGCAACTGGCGAACAGTGTCAACTAGATAGGACCGGCAATTTTTTCCGTCTCGGCTTTGAGCGCCAGAGCTTCGGCTTTTTCGATGTCGGCTTGCAAGGCCAGTTGGTCGAAGTATCCGGCACTGACTACCACGTCGACCGCCTTGATACAGCGCACGACCACTCGCCCGCCCGCGAGCTTGTGGAGAGACACCTGTCCGTAGGGAACCATCGTCCCGGTCTCGGGCTCGTCGACGTGCCCGTCCGAAGTGTGAGGAATGATTCTCATGTTTTTGTCGAGTGACATTTGGTTCTCCTCTTAGGTCAATGCGGCGTAGTGCCAGCCGCTATTCGTATAGTAGTACGCGCGGTACGTGTTGTCGTTTGTGTTGTGCGCGACGAAGTGCCCACCGTTCTGCAAGCTGGCGGGCGACGGCGCCGGAGGGCTCGCCCATGCAACCCCGTAGTCGGCCGAGTAGTGCGGGATGAGAAACACGGGCTCGCGGTACGACCCCGCGCCGTCGGTCTCCGCGATGAGACCGGCGAGCAACGTCGAGTCGATTTGCATCTGCCAGTCGAGCGCCGCCCCGGCCGCGCCGCCCGCGGTAACCGGGATGTCAAAATGAACCGCGCGCGCCACACCTGCGGCGCTCCCTGTCATGATGGTTGTGGTACCTGTGGTTATGCCGCCGCCCAAGGTGAAATCACCGGCGTTGTCGATGCGCAATCTTTCGACCGGCGTGGTAGCCCCGGCAGGCGCAGTCTCGAGAGTAAACCGCGTCGGGCAGTCCCCCGCAGCCCACAAGCCATCCGCTTGACATCGGAAAACCCCCGTGAGTCTATTCGCCGCGCCATCATGTCCATAGAATGAAAATGTCCCAAGGTTATCATTGTTTTGGATCAAACCGCCGGCGCGATTTTTTTGTAAGTTGAAACTGGCGCCTATGCCATTGTTTTCATTTTGCGTGTAGTAGAGTCCGTCTTCGGGCCAAACCCGCAAGCAGTTGGTGCTGCCAGGGCCGTACGAATGAATGACTAATGCCGACTTGTCGTCACTGATCAACCGCAAACACCCGCCGCCGCTCCAGTTCGAGCCGTCGCATTCGATGGTCTGGATGTAGTTGGTGGTCGCGCCGCTTGGCGACTGCTTCAGGCTGACCAGCGAGGCCGTCTCATTCGTCGCCGACTCATGAACAATCCGCGCATCGCCGTTCAACGAAATCCCGACAACCGAGTTCAATGTTTTGTTGGTCAGCGTCTGCGAATCCGAGGTACCAACCACCGAACCCGTGACCCCGTGAGCGCTGGACGCTCCAATATGTGTATCAATTTGCGCGTGAGTATTCGAGCCTATCGAGCTCAAGCTCGTGTGGTCAACCGTTCCTCCGCCCGCCGCGTTCGAGTGGTCGTGGTTCGCGTTTGTGAAATCAGAAATTGACGGCGACACCGCGAACGTCGCCGCGCCGTCGAAGTACGCATGGTCATCGAACTCGCTCTTGCCGTTGACATAGAAGATAGGTGCATGGTCGGGCGTACCCCCCACTCCGATTTTGACTTCACCTACGTCGTTGATTCGCGCGCGTTCGGTATCCGATGTCTTGAAGATGATGTCCTTACCAAACAAGTTCAAGTCATTTACGGAATTCAGCTCAAGAAACAAATTGCCGATAATCTGCATGTCTTCGAGCTGAGACGTGACCGTGATTTTGTTGGAGTCACTTCGAGTCAGTCGGAAGTAATCGGTGCCATTGTTGATGAAGAACCCGTCCGCCGAACCCGTGCACGAGGCTAGGTCGACGATGAAAGAGTTAGTACCTGAGAGTCCCCACTCCGCATCACCTGCGTCAACGGTCACGGTCTGCCCGCCCTCGTACGCTTGGTTGAGTGTGACCCCGTGGGGATTTGCGTTGTCCCCGATATGGGTATCGATTTGTGCGTGAGTGTTCGAGCCTATCGAGCTCAAGCTCGTGTGGTCAACCGTTCCTCCTCCCGCCGCGTTCGAGTGGTCGTGGTTCGCGTTCGTGAAATCGCCAATCGTTGGAACGTTCAAGGTCTTGCTCGCAAGCGTTTGAGTCGCCGAAGCAAACACGAACTCGTCGTCTCCGCCGGGGTCATTGATGTTCAATGCACGCGCGCCCGCAGGATTCGCCCACGTCAAAATGTAATCGGCGGTCGACTGGTCGAGAGTGAGCTGCGTCTGCAAAATCGGAGAGACCAACGTCTTGCTCGATAACGATTGCGTCCCGCCCGTTCCGACGATATTTCCCGTGACCCCGTGGGCGCTCGAAGCCCCGATATGGGAATCGATTTGCGCGTGAGTGTTCGTCCCGGCGCCGCTCAGGTTTTGGTGAGCGATAACGTCGGACCCGCCCGATTCGTGTGATGCCGCATGTGCGTCCGGCGTCGCCACCATCCACGCGAGCTTCACCCCGGCGTCGCCATCGGTAACGGCTTGAAGCCGCTTGCCGATGTCGCCAACGGCCGCAGACGGAGGCGTGAACGTCGCCCACGTCGGAGTCGTGTCAACGAGTCGCCAGAACGAACCGTCGTCGGTCTGTTTCGCGAGCTTGTCGACGTGCCTCGCTTCGAGGCTCGTGTCGGCTTTGCGCGCCGCTTGGTTCGCGTACACGATGTCGTGCGCGATATGAATCGAGCCGACGGTTTCGGTATCGTGGTATTGAGTTGTCGTCATTAGTCAAAGCTCCTCGACAGCAGATACGCGCCCGTTGCGCGGTCTACTAACAAGAGGTTTGTGTTTCTGCTCATCAAGTACTCGTTCTCCGGTCGATACGGTTTCACGCCTCCGTCGATGAGCACCTCCTCGAACGCTTCGAGTCCGTCGATGACCAGCTCCTCGTAAGGAGGCGTGACGCGCTTGACCATCTATCCAAGCTCCGCTCGAACGTTGAGAGTCACCGAGTAGCGACGGGGGAGCGTCATCCCGTCCAGCTCGAACTCCGCCTCGTGCTCTCCGACCTTGAGGTCGCTACCGGTAAACGTGACGTGCCCGAGCTCCGGGTCGCCGCCCGCGTCCGGCACTACCGTTTTCGTCGCCGTGGTTCCGTCCGAGTACTTGATGTGCATCTCTCGCGTCGTGTAGTCGGCAAGGTCCAAACCCTCGAATCGAATCGGAAGCGGCGGCGCGATATCGTTCTGAACCAAGTCGACGATAACTTTTCTCGGCACGGCCATCGGAGCTACCCTGTCCTAAGCTCGCGAAGCACCTCGACCACCTTGTCGATTTGCTCGCGCTCGGCTACGACCTGCTCGGCGAAAAAATCGCGGTGCTCGTTCAGCGTCTCTCGAAAGTCCGAGCGCTCTTCCGCAAGTGTCGTTTTGAAATCGGCGCGAGTCTGCGCCAGAGCTTCCTTGAAATCCTTCGCGAGACGCGGAATCGTACGGGTGAACGTGTGGTACACGAGCCAAGTCACAACCCCAAACGTTCCGAGTCCACCTACCAGATTGAGAACTATCTCAGTGTTCCCGTCCACCGTCTCCTCCTTTCCGAATCACTCGCACCTTCGAGTCGCGGGGGTTCAGCCCCAGCTCGTATTTTTCCTCCGGTACTCCAAGCCGTTCTCGGATGTCCGCCACTACCTCGCCCATCTGCATCTCAAGGCTTTTGATTTGGTCCATCAGCCGCTCTTGCTTCAACGACAGGTTCTCGATTTTCAGAGCCTCGATTTCTTCGAGGTCGAAGGTACCAACTTTCGCGTCGACTTCTTGCGTGGCTTTCAGACGCGCAACGCTTTGTTCTGGGGATTCACTCACCTTACACCTCCTCGTCTACTAGATGGAATGAACAGACGGAATCTGTCGTCACAGTACTAGGGTTTGCCGGTGCTGCCGCAGATCGAGCCATGATTTCCCAGTAGTCGCCTGGCAACGACAGCCCCAACCAGCAGCCTGTAACAGTGAATGTCTGGGTCGCCGACGCCATGTAATGATACCAGGTCTGTACGACGGTCGACCCGTTCTTTCTCAGGTCGATAATCACGGTGTCAGGGCCGGGAGTTCTGCAAGTGACAACCAAAGAAAAGTTGAACTGGTACTTACCCTTCGTCGACAACGTGACTTGCTTACTAGTTTCGGTCGCGTTGTATGCGACCTTGTTCGCGTCGGGAGTCACGGCGACCGGGCCTGTATTGTCGATGGTCACCGCGCCCGAAGACAAGTCAGCCGCGTAGTAGCAGTTTTTGAGATGCTTGAGCGTATCGGTGTACACCTTCCCCCACTGCAAACCAGAGACTCCACAATCAGATTGCGTCGCAACTTTCGGAACGAGGTCATATCCGCTCGCCATCGCTACCCGCGCAGTACTCGACAGAATTTCGAACGCCGTCGCCGCATTCCCAGGATCGCGAAACGCTACGTCGTCTTTCGTCGCACCGTCGTAAAACCTCTCGTCTATCCACTTGAGCCACTGCCCAACGAGGTTCGAGCGCCAGTTTTCGTAACTGCTCGGGGGGGTAACGTCGACCGCCCATCCGACATCCTTATACCCTTCTGCGGGCTCGGTGTTGTTCGTGAGGTCATCGTTCCATCGCGGAACCTTGGCCGGTTTCGTGTACGTCGCTGCCATCTAAATCGCTCCTGACCATTTACCTTGGTCGTATCCGGGGCCGGAGTCGTACTGAAAGAGTTCGTCCTCTGGCGACAGTCCATATTGAAAGTGCGCTTTCACTCCCGCGGCCTTCCCCTCTTGCAACAGGTTTGCGAGGCGCTGCGCTTCGTCTTCGCTCGGAAGCTCGCTTCGAGACCGCGCAACCATCGCCGCAGGGAAGTACTCCGTCAGCTCCACACCACCGTTGCAGTTCGAGCAGTTGAGCAAGCAAATCAAAGCCTCGGGTTGACCGCTCGAAAGGTTCAACAGAATCCGGCTCTCGATACCCACGCGATAATCGGTGTCGCTTCGACCGTTGCGCGGCTCGCCTACGATGCCTCCAAGCCCATCGAGCTGCACGCCCTCCGCCGCGTCCGCCGGAAGCCTGTCCCCCAAGAGCTGGAAGTATGCGTCTTCCAAATCCTGAATCTGATTGATGTACGAAGTTATCAGCGCTTCGAATTTCGGTTTGCCCTTGAACTGCTCCAACAAATATTCAAGAGCTTCGGAAACATGGTCTATCGTTTTTGTCAACGTCATGGCGTCACCGTCACGTCGATGTCGGCCGTATCAAACGTCGCTATCTCGTCACTGTCGATAGTGATATTCGTCGTTCCTACCGGCGGGTCCACGTCGTCAATCTTGAACACCGTCACATCGATTACCCCCGCTATCTCTAGCGGGATGCATTTGAACGCCAATGCAATAACGTCCTCGGCAACTTCGAGTAACGCTCCATACGCCACAATCGCCGCTTTGATTTGCGCCGCACCGTCCGCCGGGAACTCCGCCGGGTCGGTCAATACCGTCAAGTCGATGTAAATCGGAACAGGGGTCGGACGCGAGAACTTGATAGTATGCGTGTACCCTTGGCTATCGGTAACCGTCTTCGAGATGGCCCCGTAGGTTTCGATGCCCGCGGGCTTCACGTCCCAAATCTTGTCGGCGATGTCCTGCTCGGCACCTCCAAGAACAATGACGTGAAACGACTTCGGAGGCAGCCCGGTCGCGGGGTCGGTGATAATGTCGACGTTCTCGAACGCCGACACGTGCGTCACGTCGGTCACCTCCCGTACTCCCGAAATAATCGCCTCCAACGTCGCCGCGCCGGTGATTCGTAGGAGCTGCTCGCGCCGAAGTCGAAACGCCTCGTCGGTCTCGATGTTCGTCCCGGGTGTCGCGTCGCTTGCGTTGAATCCCTTCACCTCGCTTGTCGAAAATCCTATCGCTCCGTTGGCCGTGCCTCCGGTTACCTGTACCGCCGACCCCGTGCCTTCGGTGTCGCTCTTGATTCGCACCGACCCGTTCTGGTCGGAAGCCGAAAGCCCGGTGATGTCTGCGGCGATAACCGCCGCGACTTCGGCCGCAGTTGCGTTATTGATGTCGACAAAATCTCCAGTGTTGAACGTCGCGGTCTGCGCCGAACCCTGGTCGACCTTGATGGTCAACGTCCAGCCGTCCGTGAGATTGTAGGTCTCCGCGTTCCCGCTCGTGAGCTGCGCCGCCGCGCTCCATCCTGACACCGGGGTCTGAATCGTGCCGATAGTTTTTGCAAGACCGACTATCGGCCCGTCGTCTTCGGACTCCGCCGCAACCGAAAATGTCGAGTTGTAGCCAAGCGAGTTCGTCACGGCCGCGGTAGTCACGAACCGCGCGCCCTCGCTGCCAACCGATACAACCGACCCGGCCGGAACGGTCACACCGCTGTCGAGAAAGAGCTGGTCGAGAGTCACTTCCGAGGGCGTCGCCGCAAGCCGAATCGCTCCGGTTATCGAGCCGACATTGTCCAGCGCGTCGTCGCTTGCCGAGTCAGGGTACATCGCACGGTAGACCGCTTCGGCAATGTCCCATTGCTCGCGCAACTTGTCCGAGAAGATGCCGTTGAACTGGCCGATGACCGACTCGGCAAGCTGATTCAAAGTCGGAGAAATCGTGTCGAGCTGGTCTTGCTTGATTTCGTTCTCGATAACGGTCTGCGTTTTCTTGACAAACCCTGTGCTGTCTACGCCGTAGCTCATATGACGAACTCCTCTGAGTAGTCTATCGGGCCGTCTGTTGTCTGTCCACGAAAGTCTACCGACAACTCTCTAGTAGCGCCATCGAAATCAATGTTCAGGTCGGTGATGCTGAGCATCCCCGGGACTTTGAGAATCGCTTCGCGGTAGAGCTGCTCGAGCTCGCTCAGTCGCGGCTTCTGCCCGAGCACTCGCTCGAAGTAGGGGAACCCTACACGAGTGTCGAGAAACCACTCGCCTTGAAACGTCTTGAGAGAAATGGTCACGCTTTGCGCCACGGCGTCCACTCCGTCGATAAGAACGAGGTCATCGTTCTCAATCGCTATGTCGCCGTTACTGTCGAGCTTCAAATCCATCTCAGTCCGCTTTCAGATTGGTAGAAGCTATCATCGGCGCGGTCCACGGCACAGTCGGAGGGCTTGGCGTCCCCGTTCCCGCAGTGAGATGCGTGTGCGCGTTGAACGCCGTAACCAACAAATCGACCACTGCCACAAACGTTCTTGCGGAAACCGCGCCTCCTGTCGTCACTTCTACCGCAGTGTTTCCCATCCTCACCTGCGCGCCCTTCTCCTTGCCCATCGCCGCGCCGCTGCCTAGCACCTCCTTCAACGCACCCGTCACCGTCGCAAGTCCCGGTATTGCAACCGCGTCGCTCAGATCGTGCTTTCTCAAGTCCTTCGGGTCGACCGCTACTTTTCCCGAACTGAAATTCCATTCGTCAATCGAGCGCTGACAGACGAGCAACAGAACCGGGTCTCCCGCCGCAAGCGGTAGATGGATAAAAAACTTTCCCGCCCGAGGCCAAACCACAGGCACCTCGGGAATAACCGGCAACACGTCGAGTCCTTCGCTCCCATCGCTGTTGACGTAAGGTATCTTGACGGCCGGCTTCACGTCAGCGCGCTGCGTGCCCGAGTTGTATTTGACCACGGTACCCGGTAGAGCGACGTGGGTCTGAGCGAGACCTTGCGAGACTGCCGCTTTGATGAGTTCGGCAAGCGACGGACTCCGTGTCTGTCCTAAACGCTCGCTCATACGGTTGCCGCCTTCCCTTCAAACTCGGTGTACCAGTCGCTTCCCCAAGTGTCCCCGACGTACTGAACGCGGCTTGTTTTGAAGATGCCACTTTTGTCCACCGACTTCGAAAAAATGTTTACTCTCCGCCCTGGCCGAATCGCGCCCGTCAACAACGCCCTCGCTGTAATGGTTCCGTCTTCTGCTTTTTCAGGTGCGCCAATAAGGCCAGTCGAGTCCGTCAAGTTCACCATCTCTTCTACCAGAGTTTCATCAGGGCTGAGCACTTGTAACTGCCCGTCTTGAATAGACCAGGTGTAGCCTGCGGCAGCAACGTACGAATCCAACATGTCGCTGACCCGGCCGTTCAGAACCAACCCCGTCTTGAACGCAGTCAATCCGCGACGGGGCGCGGCAAACTTGACCGCGCTGTTTCCCAGACCGAGCCCGGACTCCTGCGCGAGCTTCAGCAACACCGCTTGCAGCGTTGCGCCTGGACCGAACGCCAAGTTCACACGCTTCGAACCGAATTCAAAAGCTCCGTCTTGAACCTCAATGGTCGTCACCCAATCGCCACCGTCGCGATTGCTGTCCGCGTATTGGAGCTTGCCGAAAAACAGTCTGTCTTTTCGCGCAACGTATCCCGCGTCTACGGAAACAGGCATACCCTTTATCTGTACCGCGTTTCTCTTCTTCTGAGACAAGTTGTAGATTTCGAGGGTCCCCTTGTTCGGGGCGCTGTCCTCGGTCTTCTCAATCGAAAACACAACCCGCAAAGAGGACGTGGCGCCCGCTGCCGCTGCTGATGGAGATACTCGGATAGGAATCACTACACCTCCTATCCGTATATCGCAGTCCCTATCGTAGAGCGGCCATCTCATTGGAAATTCCCTTCGGCATCTTCAGACGGAATATATACCATCCCGACTCTCTCGCCCAAATCCTCAAGCCCCGGATCGGCGGGCACTTCCCCTGCGTCCACAAAAACAATTTCTCCCGGAGGTCTGTTGCCGGTTCGGTCCAAGCGTATCAACGGCCAGTTGGCCACTACCTTCAACCCGGTACGGATTGGGTTCCCGTCCAAGTCGAACAACGACATATACCAAAACCCCTCTCGCGAATTCCAACGAAAAGAACATTGGTAGTCGGTACCGTCTAGCTCTACCAAAAAGTAGAACGCCACCTTGTCCGCCGCATCCGAAATCGGTATTTCTTCCAAAGCCACCTGTTTTTAGCCTCCGGTTAGAGCATTCCATCTATCTATGATAACGCTCGTTTTTCTTTTTTTCTTATTCGAAGGCTCCTTCTTTTGTTTTTTTCCTTCATTGGTTTCTTCCGACGCATGCTTCTCGGGTTCCTTCGGAATCGGCACGTCTTGACTCAAAGCGAACGCGAGCAGTACCTCTCTAAACGTAACCACGATGTCGAGTATGTTTCCCGAAATCGCTTCTCGACGAGCAACAAGCGACTCGATAGCCATGTTCGAATAAGTCCGTAGCGATGTCTCGACACGAGTCAGCGCACCCGCTTCCATTATCTCTCGAAGCTTTTCGTATGCCGCCGTTACGCGGTCGCTGGACGGCGTAGCCGCTCCGATGACCGGAGAGTTTTTCGGAGACAGCGCTTGCAAACTTGCCGCAAAAATAATCGGAGTGTTCGTCACGACTCCGCTGATTTCCAACGTTCGAGGCAACCGCCGGATGTGGTCCGAAACGTCGATGCCGGTCTCGACCGGGTGGCTCACTATCTCGGCCTGGTCATTGTGACCTTCGGATACGCTCGCGTCGAACTGCACTCCGCCCGGTACGGCTGGAAGCTGCGTAGTAATCTTGACCAGCTTCTTTCGAAACATGAGTTCGGTCAAGCCCATCGCCCTACACTCCTGGTACCGGCGTTGCCGCTTGTGGGACGAACGCTCCCATTGCGTCTCGGTTCGCGCGGTCCATCTGTTTTTTAACTTGCCGTCCGACTTCGACCGCAAGTTGGCCCTCGTTCATTCCCGGAGAAGCGTTCACGTTCACGTCTATCTTGGTGTTCTGCGAAAGCGCTTGACTTCCCCCTCGTCCAGCCGGAGGCGAAGCTACTCGCGGAGGCGCAGCCGCTTCGGGACCTCCTCCTCCGAAGAACCCTGCTACCTTTCCGCCTAAATCTCCGAGCCATCCTGTGACGTCTTTCACTCCCCCTATGATGTCGTCCCAAAGACCTTTGAACGCATTCGCTATCGGCGCGATGATGCTCTCCTCAAACCAAGTTACTATCCCCTCCCACTGCGACTTGAGCCATTCCAACTCTTCCAGAATCGGCTCGCGGAACTTCTCCCACCATTCCCCCCAGATGCTCTTCATCATTTCGATGAACTGTAACCAAGCGGCCTCGGGATCGGACCAGACGTTAATCAAAAAATCGGCAACCGCCGTCACGGTCTCGACTATCGCGGCAAGCGTGTCGCTGAACGATATCCATATTTTCTCAACCCACGCCACAATGTCGATGTCTAACCACTCGTTGAGCTTTTCGATTATTCTCCCTATCGCCGAGTCCCCGCCCTCGCGCCAGACAATGAAGTCATCAATGAGCAGTCCGATTATTGAAGCGAGCAGCAAGAACTTTCCGATAGGTCCCGCGCTTAACAGAACCCCTATCGCCACAATAGCTCCCTGGAGTCCGAGCATCCCTTTTTCTGTTTTCGACAATGACTCCCAAAAATCGACGACTCTTTTCACTACACCAGCTACAGCTTTGCCGAAGCTAGATACTATCGAACCTACACTTTTGAAAACCTCGCCTATGTCTTGTTTAATCCAATCTCCGTTTGCCTCCCACCACCTAGTGACACTCTCGGCGGCTTCGTTCATGAACGGAAGGAGCTCTTTCGCAATCGCCATTTTCGCCGAGCGTATCACCACATCCATCCGACGTTGGTTGTCAATCCAATCCGCACTCGCCTGAATAAGGTCTTCGTCCATTACCGCATGGAGTTTGGACATCTCCTCGACCATCTCGCGGACTTTGTCTCCTCCCTCTTTAAACATCGGGATCAAGCGAGCACCCCCTCGACCCAGAAGCTTGGTAGCTGCTGCCGTCCTCTCCGTGTCACTACCCAAGTTCTTCATCCCGTCAGCGATTTCGTACATGAGCTGCGTTGTATCTTTAAAATCCCCGCTCGCGTCTTTGATGTCGACACCTAGACGGTCAAACTCTCGAGTGTACGTCTTCAACCCGAAACCCGCGTCTGCTTGTGCAGCCTGTAATCTTCGCAAGCCAGCTTCTACATCCCCAAGAGAAGCGCCAGAGAGTTCCGCCGCATGCTCCCATCCTTGTAGTTCCTTGGTTGCGATGCCTGTGCGCTTCGAGAGCTTGTCGAAGCGATCCCCAACTTCCGCTATCTCTTGGGCAACTTGTTTTGCCCACTTCACCGCAGCTATGGCAGCTACCGCTACAGCCACGGCTTGGGCAGCAAGCTTGATTTTATCTAACCCGCCTTCAGCTTTATTCATGCTGGCGGTGTCGGACTTGACTCCGAGCAGGGCTACTAGTTCACGAACGACCACTTGACTCCATCGCCTTTCGTTCCGCTTCGTCTTTCAGGTCGAGCGCTTCGTTCGCGTCGAAGACATCTATCAAATCATAGTAGGTCTCTACCTCATGCAACGTCGCGACCCGCTCGACTACAAGCCGCCAAACTATCCAGTCTAGGTGCTCGGGGACGGGGACTCCAGCCCTGCCATCGCTCCGGCGCCTCGCTCTATTGCTCCTCTGAACAAGGCGCCTACCGATTTTCCCCACTGCACCTTCATGCCCCACGCAAGCCACTGGTACATCTCTTCGAGCTTGCCGAGAAAGTGCGCGTCAAATTGACCCCGGTCGAGCTTGCCTCGTCCCTCGACAACGGTCACTTCCTTGAACGCGGAGATAACCTCGTCGATGACTTTCTCATCGAGCTCTCCGAACAACGCGCCCGCGGCTTTGGTGAAAAACTCGCTCGGTACTTCCTGCTCCATCGCCTTCCCGCCTTGCGATTTCGCCGCGCTGAAGAACGTGTCGAAGACCGGACCGAGCGACGGCCCGACCATCTTTATCACGCGCAAGAAAAGCCGGTGGCTCTGCATCGGAGGGAGCATGTGCATCGTGTACTCGAACTCGCCTATCTTGGTTTGGTGTGGCTCTGCCTGTGACACTAGTTACCTCCGATAAACGGGATTGCGTGATTCGTCTCGATGACCCACTCACGATTGGCGTCCGGCGCGCGGTTGTACCCGGTCGACGGAGGCTTGACTATCCACGACTTCTCCGCCGCGTGAATCGTCCTGCCGTTGTTGTCCTTGATGAGCAATGGGTTGATACCGTCGCCGTTTGGTGTCGCAATGTCTAGCGCCAAGATTGCCGAGAGCAGATCGTTCGTTGCACTGGTCTGCATGAGCATCGCCGTCATTCGCGCCGAGTTGTTATTGCTCTTGCCTCGCGCCGCTTCGCCGTCGACGCCCATGATGAGGTTGAAGAAGTCCTCGTTGTACTCGAAGTTCACGAACGTCCCGTCGGCAAAGCCTCCGAAGATTACCGGCCCGAAGACAACGATAACCTCCTCAGGAGAGTATGTGTACAGTCTGTTGTTTACCGTCATCGTCTTTCCTCCTTAGACCGAGATCACCCCGGAAATGGCCGCGGTATGAATTGCTCCCGCAAGCGTCGCCGTGAATTCGACATCGGGCAAGAGACGGTCCGCCTTGTCCGCCGCGCTCACGTCCGCAACCTTCGGTACCGTCACCGTGGGCTCGGGGTCCGCCGCGTACAAGTCGTTGCCCACGCCTTCGAGCAACACCGCCTTGACGGTGGCCTGTATCACCCCCGCGCCCTTGTCGGTAAACGGAATCTTTTTCGCGTTCGCCAGTGCGCCGAACACGTTCTCTTGCACTCGCACCTTCGTCCAGTCGATACCCCGCACCACGTCAATCCACTCGTCGTCGCTGACCTTGCCGTCCTGCGTGATGCTGATACCGGCGAGACGGTTGTAGAAGTTGCAGACCTTCGCGCGCAGGTAGCCTATCTGCGTCGAGTTCAGCTCGGAGTACGTGACGCCCGCTAGCGTCTTGTACTTCCAGGTGATGGACCCCGGGTCCTGCGGAAGTCCGACACCTGCCCACGCCGCACCAGCGAACTGGTCGTTCCTCGGATGCCACATGAGCGCCGTCCGTCCGTAGCTCGCCGCGCTCAATACGCTCGCAATGTCACTCGACCCGGTCACGAGAACGTCCTGGTCGGGTGTCGTCGCGAAGTAGATTTTCGTCTGCGCTTCCGCCCAAGCCGCCGCCGCCGTGATGACCGCCTTGCCCTGGTTCGTGGTGACGAGTCCGTACCAGTCATCATTCTCTATCTGGATGGCGGCGAGGTCGTTTGCGATACCCGGCGAACCGTCCGGCGTGATGTCGTTCAACCCGAGGTAGTTGAAGAACTGCGCGTAGAGCGTGAACTGGTCGGCGACGGAATCCGCCTCGACATCGAGGTCGGTGCTGTTGTCCGTGGTCGTCACGTTCTCCCCGAGCGCATCAATAGCCGTCTTCAACCCCGCCGTAATTTCCGCAACCGTCGGCGTCGCGTCGCTTGTGTACTTCGCTTCGAGCCCGTTCAGGTACACGATGTAATCGGTGAGCGCAAGCGGCGACGCGTGCGGCGTGATTTTCATCTTCATCTTTTCGGTGTTCGCGCATCGACCGACGTAGATTTTCGTCGGGCTCGGGTTCTGCGAGAACGTCTTGTTTGCAGCCTTGTAGACGAGGTCCGTGGTCGCGAACCCGTCGGAGACCATCGCCGCAAGCGACGTGTACGACCGCACGCGCTCCGGGAACACATCGGTGTACCCGGCAATCAACGGAAACCCGAACCCCGCTCGCGTCGGCGTCTTCGTCCCCGTCGTGATGACAACAGTTGCTACATCGTCTAAAACCGACATGGGCTTTTCCTCCTATACGTCACCGACTATCTCGTCGATGCCAAGCGCGGCCGACTCGACCGCGACCTTTTTGATGTATCCCGCGAACTCACTCAAGTTCATGACACAGTTGAACTCGACATCCATTCCCGCTCGCGAAACGAACCTTTCGTTCGTCAACGCCGAAATGTCCGTGACCGGGTTCGACCTGATAACGGAAATCTCGGCGGCGCCGAACAATGCAGCCTGCGACGGCAAGAACAAAGCCGCTCGCGCTTTGTTCAACAGAGCCCTCGCATTCAAGTCAGGCACGCTCGCGTCTTTTCCTTCGACATATGCTTGACACGAAACCGAAAACGAACACGGCGCGCATACCGTCATCTCGACTTCATAGTTTTTTGGACGGTTGACATCCGAATCGTCGCGGAGCTCAAACGCTTCCGACAACGGGTTCGGCCCCGACATAATCAAAAGCGACCCGAACGGGTACTCGGGTTGCGGCGCGCTCTGATGTCTCCACACCGTTTCGAGCCCCGTCGACTCCGCGAACCAATTATGTACCACGTTCTCCACGGTCTCCATATCTATCGGTGCTTCAACCGCCGTCATTGTCCTACCTTCGACGCTATCGCTTTGTAGTAGCCGCCTACGTCGCCCCAGTTGGTGACCGAGTGCACCTCGTAATCAACATCCTCGAACTCGACAACATCCGGTTGCCAGCGCCCGTCTACGTCCGCCGTCCGTAGCTCGGTCTGCGTGAACAGCTTGATGTTCTCTCGCGTGCGGCGCCCCTCTTCCACGTCCTCCAAGTCCTTCGCCGTCGCGGGCTGAACCGAAGCGGTTATTGTCAACTCGTCTTTCCGCTGCTCTTGCCAACGGCCGTGTGCGTCGTACGTCCCCGCGCGCGAACGCCTGAGAGTAATCGCCGTCATGGTTCCGTCTTGTGGCAGACATGCAAACGCCCGCGCGATACAGTGGTCGAGTACCGTCATCTCTCGACCTCGCTGGCGTTCACTACCTGAACACTGAACGAATTCCAAAGCTGACCGGTCACCTTCAACGGAGTGTCGCCGTAATCCTCGCGAGGCAGACCCGTGCTCGCCTTGCCTGCCAAAGTACTCTCGGCAAGTCCAGGGCCGACACCTGCTTTGATTTTTCGGAGTATGTCCGCACGATAGCTCTCTCCGAGTAGCAGGAGTTCGCCGTCAGTGTCCGCCTCGCCTCCGAGAATCGCCTTCGCGCTTTTGGCCGATTGCCTTTCGTACTTCTGCAAGTTCTCGTCGAACGTCGAACGCATCGAAGGTCGCTCGGGTATCCTGCCATCTATCGTACCGAACTCATGCACCGCCGCGTTCTCCACGTTCGTCCAAGTCCCTTCGTAAGACGCTTCCGCTTCGTCGCCCTGAACACCGACTTTCGCAACTCTGCCTTTGCCCGTCCGCTTCAGTTCGGCTTTGATTTTCTCCCAGCCCTTATCAACCCACTTCGGCAAGGCCCTCTCACCCCGTCCAATCCTCTTCGTCAGTGAACGTCACCACACCGTCGCTAGGTCCTCCGGAAATGTCGTTCATCCCACGAGAAAAGCTCGGCTGCACGGCGTCCGAATCCTCGCTCAAGGTCTCCTTCTCCGAGATGCTCAATCCCCCGAACCTCGGCAACACAATCGCTGCACCTTTGGTCAGACCGTTCGGGTCGAGCTCCTTCGCTCGTGCCGCGTACGCTTTCGACACGGCCGCGGCGTTGCTTGTCGACACGTCGCCCACTCTCACGCTCACCGCGCACTTCGCGTACTTCGCCGCGAGTGCTCGACAAACAAGCGCCGCCGCATGTCGGGTGTTTGAAAACTCCGTCAACGACCAAGCGATTTCCTCGTCGGTGGTCTGCGGGTCCGCAGAGTTTGTGTCACCGACGAGGTATCGCACGGCGTCCTTGTCAGAAGCCGAAGGGTCTGTGTAGCTCCACGTCACTACTTGGCCTTCGTTTTCCTCTTCCTGGGAGCCTTCCGGGTTTTGGGTTTCGGCCGAGGTTTCGAATCATCAAGCGCCGGTTCAGGCTTGGCGACGACCACAGGCTCCTCAACCGGCCGAATGTTTTCGACCTTTGAACCCGGGTCGTCGTCTTTCCAGTAGACGAACTCTTCCGTCCGCGTCCACATGTCCTCCCATGTGTCCGCCTCGGGAACGTGCCCGTCTTTCTCAACCCAGACGTTCTTCCCGTTTCTCGAAACCGTCTGCCGTTTACTCGCGTACCACGGCATGGCTTACGACATCACGTTGTTGAAAAACACACCGAGGTCGCTTGCCACGAGCTTCAAATCGTAGGCCATCGTGCCCTCGATTCTGTCGCTCTCCAACTCCTCCATCCGGAACCGCTTGATGCGCGTGCCTTCCGCCGTCGCTCCGAGGTAGCCCTGCCACGAGAACGTGTACCCGGCGCTCGGCTGCATGATGGACGGCCTCGGCGCCGCGTAGCAAAGGAACGCGTCCTTCGAGTACAAGAACGACATCACCGGAGTCGCGCCCTCGGCCGCAGTGTTCTCCACCGCGCTCGCAATCAGCACCCGGTCGAGCTCCAGAGCCGCCGCCACGAGGTCCAGCGTCACGATGCCCTTCTCGGTGTACTTGATGCGGTCGAGCAGCTCGGAGTGGTCCTGCAAGACCGTCCACACGTCTCTCGACAGAACCAACGTGTTTGGGCGATACCCCGTCTTTTTGTACACGGAATCAATTTGCGCACGGATGTTTTTGAACGGGTACGAGCTGCCCGCGTCCCACAACGGAGACGGGGTGATGTCGGTCCCGGTAGTGCTCCCCGTCCACTTGCCCGTGGTGAAGTACTCCGCCGCCCAGTCCTTCTCACGCCGGAGCGCGAGCTGGCGGGTGACGAACTCCGTCGCCTCGGAATCTAAGTTGATGGGAGCGTCCGCGTTGCTGCGAATCTGGTCGTCGACGTCCTTGTGCAAAGCCTTCGCCTTGCACGCGTAGTCGGCGGTCGTCAGTGTGTACCCGGACCCCGCGGACTCGGTACCCGGCGCGCGGTCTTGCGCGTCCGTCCGGAACCACTGCCCCTTCTCGTACACGAAGTACTGGTCGGATTTCTTCATGACGGGGATGTTCGGAAACACCTTCGTCGCGATGAAATCCTTCTGGTCCTGAAGGTACGCGATTGAGATATTGGTGAGCGGTCTGTTTACGTGGACCGCACTTGCTGTCGGTTGTGGCATCGTTCTCCTCCTTTAACCGTTCAGCGTCGGTCCATCGAGAACCGCCGAAAAGATGTCCCCGCTGGTCGCGCTCTGAATCGCGCGCCCTCGCGAGTACGTGCCCGGATTGCTGCCCGTGATGGTTTCGACCGAGAGCCCTGTCTTGGCGAGCGCGTTGCCCGAGATGAAATCGAGCTCGCTCGTGGTCCCCGTGGTCGGCGACGTAATCGTGAACGACCCGTCCGCGTTGACCGCGACTTCCGCCGTAGTGTCCGCTTCGATGACCGTCTCGATTTCCGCGGCCGTCACTTCGTCGATGTTCCCGACGTCACCCGTACCTGCGGTCGAGCTGCCCCACGTGAGGTTACCAGTACCCGCGCCGGTCGCAATGTCGAAGTCGGTGCCCTGTCCATCGGTCGTCAGAACCACCTGACCTCCGACAACATTCGCCGACACACCTTTCGCCTGCGCGTTGATTCCCGCGGCCACATGCAAGGCCGTGGTCGTCGCGCCGGAGAACGTGACCGTCTGCACCTCACCGTCGTAGATGCCGCCGGTGATAGTGATGGTCATGGTCTTGGTGTCCTGGTCGGCCACCGGGTAGGAGGTCGTGTCGGTGATGGTCGCGCCCGCCGCGTCCCACGTCGCCGTCGCGTTGCCGACGTTGTCGACATCAATGACCATCGTGTCCCCGGCCGACAGGTTGAACGGACCGGCCGAACTGGTCTTGGTCGCTGCGGTCGGCGCGGCCGCGGCCGTCTTGGCCGTGCCTGTCGCCGTGGTCATGATGCGGTCGCCTGCGGTAATCGCTCCACCGGCGACGAGCTTGGTCACTCCTCCATTAGCAAGAATGACCGCTTTGTCCGCGGCGTCGGGGTCGTTCTGAATCACGCCGTCGACGTACTCGCCTTCGGCCGTCGCCTGGACCACCTTGCCGCTAGTGTTGATTTTCCCGAACCGGAACTGAGCAGAACTGAGGTCGGCTCCTGCTACGAGTCCCGGCACGGTGCTCAACTTGCCTTCGTATGCCATCGTTCGTTCTCCTTCCTAGTTCTGTTCCGGATGCTCGTCGAGGTACTCCTGATAGAGCTTCGCACCCTCGGCGGTTTTGATGACCCGCGCGAACGCCTGCTCGGACGAAAGCTCCTCGGTCGATTTCTGCACGAGACCCGCGGCCATCTTCTCGAGCTTGGCCATCGCGCTGCCTTCGCTGCCTTCGCCGAATCGCGCGCCCGCCTCGGCGAACATCGCGCTCTTCTGCATGGCTTCCGAAGTCGCCTTCATCTGCGCGAACTGCGTCTCCGCCAACTTCGGGTCGACCTTCTCGAGCTTGAGCAGCAAGGCCGCCTGCTCCTCGGCCGTCGAGCCGGGACAGTACGCGAGCTCGTCCTTCGCCTTCGAGATGAGCTCCTGACGCCGGCGCTCTTCGCGCTCGGTGTCGAGGCTCTTGCGAATCTCCTCGTTCTGTTTCGTGAGGTTCGCGACCTGCTCGTCATAGGCCTTCCGGATTTCCTCGAACCTCTTCTCGACCTCGGTCAACTCCGTCGGAGAGCCTTCGCCCTCATCCTTCTTGACCGGGGCTTTCGCCTTCTGTGGCTCGGGATACTTGTCCTTCATGTCCTCGTCCTCCTCTTTGGCTTTTGCCTTCGGCGCCGGGTACCCGATTGCCGAAGCCAGCTTGTCGAGGGCGTCCTTGGGAATCTCGTCCTTGAAGCCCGACATCAAGCGCAGCGCGCCCTTGACCGCAGCTTGAGCCTTGTCGCTCAGCTTGGCCTTGTCGAACCATTCGACGAGTTTGTCCTCTTCATCGATCTCGGTTTCGAGAACGGCTTTGAGAATTTCCTCGTGGTCCATGTCATTCTCCTGTTTGAAAATTGGGAACGGTTTCTTCTTGTTCGCGCCCTTGTCTACGAGAGACACTTCTTCGGGCGTGAGGTTGCTTAGTTCGGTCAGCGGCTTGCTCATGCCGACGCCCTTTCAACGAGGTCGACAAAGGTCACGGAAGGCATCTCTTGACGAGACATACGGCGCCGCATCCCGAATCCTCCGGGGCTGAACGCCGTGATTTTTCCCGCCTTGTACAACTTCCACAAACCCTCGTCGAGCTTCACTCCGAGCAACCATGCCCCGGAATGAACTACTTCGCTTCCAAACTTGCGCCGGTAAACGCGATGCGGCTCGCCTCGGCAAGCCTTCAAGTAGTCCTCTCTACTCGGATACTGCTCAACCGAGTTCTCGACTACTTGCGCGTTCGTCTTGGCCTTGTGTTGAAGTCCGATAGTCCGAGAGTTCGTCATGAACCAATGCGCCGCGTTCTCCACTTCGTCCGGGGGGGTCCAGTCCTTGTGAGCGTCCGGCTCCGCGCCGTTCGCTCCATACGGGTCCATGACCACTCCGTACACAATCCTCTTAACGGGATCTGACTTGGCGATTGGAACTGACTTACTGACGACTTTCCCCGACCGCACGTCAAACACTTGCGGCCGCTCTCCGGGCTTCGACCAATAAAGCCAGCGCTGCCTTTTTTTCTTGAGCTCGCTTATGACATCAGCGAGGTCGCGGCTCTCGGCCCACGGCGTCTGGTCTTCCGGCTTATCTATCAGCCACCTACGCCGCCCGCCGACAGGGGCG